CTAGCAGCTGGCTGGTGTAAGCGGTCTGCCAGGCCGAGAGGTCGAAGACGAACTCGTACACGTCACTGTACGAGATGACCGCGAATCGCTTTCCATCCGGGGAGATAGCCATCCCCGTGATGGTCTCATCGGCGTCCGCGAACAGAGCGTGGAAATCGATGGTGCCGATGTCCTGGATCGTGACAGTCGACCCGCTCCGGGCCGCAGCCAATGTCGAGGCGTCGAGCTTGTAGATGTGTGGGTCACCACCGTACGTCTTGGTCAGCAGGAATAGGTCCCCTGTCACCGGGTGGACCGCCATGCTCTCGCAGTTGTGGGCCCGCCCGTCGCTGTACTTGAGTGTGAGGCTGCGGAACGGTGCCACAGTCGAGGTAAAGGTCGGCTTTTCGGCGATCAGAGTCAGCTTGATGCTGCTGCGCTTCGAATCGTTGTCGCCAATGTCCCCGATGTACAAGCAAGTGCCACCGCCGGGACACGGGCCCACCGATGCATCCTCGGTGTCGCTGGGCCTGCTGCCACTGACGGCGACCGTTTGAATCGGGACCCCGGTAGGGTCAGTGACGAAAAAACGGAAGCTGTCCCCGGAGTCGTTGATGGCGTAGATACGCTCGTAGTTCGGGGAGAACGCCATCCCGCTGAGCTCGTGACGACTCCCGCCGGTAAAGAACCCCACCTCGACGGGAGTATCGGCGACGACGGTGGGAGTGACGGCCAGAGCTGTGGCGATGAGCAGAATCATTCAGTTCCTGGATTCAGAACTTCCAGAATTCGAGAAACCGGGAGAGGTTGCGGGAGTCAGATTTGAACTGACGACCTCCAGGTTATGAGCCTAGCGAGCTACCTGACTGCTCCATCCCGCTACTGATGGCCACCGGTCAGAATCGAACTGACGCTGCCGCGCCTTCAACGCAGTGCTCTACCTACTGAGCTACGGGGCCGGGAAAGGTGGGGTCTGAAAGAGTTGAACTTCCGTCCCGGTTTAGCCTCGTCCGAAGACGATATTCAGACCGGTGTCCTGACGTTGGACGAAAACCCCGAAGGAGGGTGAGGGAGCGAGGAGTCGAACCTCTGGTGCTTGTACGCACATCGCTGTGCCTCTCGGAAGAGGCGAGTGGATGAGCGGGGATCTTGAGTCCATTTCAAGTGCCTGACCGTCGGCTTACTCCCTCAAAAGTGATTCTCTCGCCCGAGATGTGAAGCCGGAAACCCTTTCGGGTCACGGTTGGAATTGAACCAACAACTTTCTGCTTACAAGGCGGACGCTCGACCATCGAGCTGCGTGTAGGCACCACGGAGTGGGCGAGAGATTCGCGAATAAATCAGAGATGGAAAAGAGTGCCGACCGAGGAGTGATTCCGAGTTGCTTTTGGCAGCGTTGACTGGATTCGAACCAGCGACCTTCGAAGTGTGAGTTCGATGCTCAACCAACTGAGCTACGACGCTTAACGCTTGTAGGAACCACGAAGTGGTCGGCTCCTGAGTTGTAATCAATCCTTTCGAAGACGCAAGGAGGAAAGATGCTCGTCAAGGTAACAAACACCTGCGGGCGTGGCTGCTCACACTGCATGGAAGGATCGCTTCCAGGTACAGGACTCCACATGACCCGGGAGACGTTCATCCAGATGTTGAAGTTCGTCTGGGAGATCGAAGCCCTCGCTCGAGAAGCCTGCGGCTACAACCTCCTCCTCTTCAGCGGAGGGGAGTGCACCGAACATCCCGACATCGTGAAGATGATCTCCCTTGCAGGTCAGGTCGGGTTCCAGCCCTTCCTCATCACGAACGGGTTGTGGCTCGCCGACCCTGTGAAGAAGGCCGAGATCCTGGACCAGTTCCCTCGACTCATGGTCCAAGTCACCTACGATCCCCGGTTCTACCCGGAACCCGCTCCTCCGAAGATCGACGACCCTCGAATCTTCTACGAGAACAAGATTCGAGGAATGATGCCTCTCGGGCGCTTCAAGAACAAGAAGCACGACGAAGTGCCCACCCTGCGAGCTCCCGGCTCCTTCAACTTCCGTTCGACGTCCAGAAACTTCCAGGACGTTCGGATGGGCATCGCCATGCTCCGTACCCGCGCTGTAGCAGGCATGGGGAACGGCCATTGCAGCCCATCCATCTCCTATGACGGAAGCTTCGTCGCTGGTGAGACGAACTACTGCTGGAAGCTCGGCACCGTTCAGCACTCCATCGCAGAAATCAACGCTGCGATGCGGGAGATGCGGAGCTGCAACCGTTGTGGCCTCGAGAAGAACCTCACCCAGCCGGAGAAACGAGCCATCGGGCTCTCAACCCTCTACGTCCCAGGAGAATCAGGATGATCAGCTTCTTGAGTAGGGAGCCGCGAGCAGTCACTCTGCGGCTCCTCGAGTGCTACCTCTTCTTCGTAGACGAAGCGTCGGTTGGAACTATCAACCTCGACCGACTGGACTTCGTCATGGAACCCTACGCCCTCGGGGACTACCGACTCTCTCGGATTCTCATCAGAAATCCAGAGAATCGTTGCAAGGGCTACGGGACACTGCTTCTGAAAAGACTCTGCGAGGACGCAGACGAACAGAGAGTGGCCCTTTGTTGCGAAGCCTCCCCCTACGACAAGACCTCGGGGAACAGGGAGCGCCTCATCACGTTCTACAAGAAGGCCGGTTTCGAAGCACCGCAACCGGCCACACCCAGCGTGCTGCGGAGGACTCCGAGATGAGCGAAGACGAGATCAAAGAAATGGAAGCTGAGCTGGAGTTCCTACGCTGGTTCTACGGCGAATGCGACTTCGGACCAGCGCACGGAGATGTGATCGAGATGTACCATGAGCAGTGGACCAAGGAGACCGGGAAGCCGGTCCCCCCTGGCTATGGGCGGGAGAGCGACGAGTGAATCCTCTCGGGAAGGTCTTCAAGGCGTGCCCGGAGTGCGGGAAGGACCTCGTACTCCGAGACGGATCCTTTGGGTACTTCTACGGATGCATGGGCTTCCCGGACTGCCGAAACACCTGGGGAGCGAACAAGTTCGGAGACCCCCTTCCCGAAGTAGAACAGCTCACGAACAAGGCTCGAATTCGAGCCCACGCCGCTTTCGACCAACTCTGGAAGAGCGCTCCGAAACCTGGGAAAGCCAGAAGGGCGGCCTACGCTTGGATGGCGGGGGCAATGGGCTACTTGCAGAAGGATACCCACATCAAGCTGTTCACCCTCCAGGAGTGCGAGAAGCTCGTCACCCTGGTGGAGCTCGAGCTCCAGAAGCCGACGACCGAACAGCTCGTCACCGATCTGTCCGAAGAGGATGACCTCGTGGAGCGCCTCACCACGGAAGAAGTCATCGTGGAAGAAGTCCAGCAGGCCATGAAGACTGCTGCGAAAGAAGAAGGCAAAACGGTGGCCGCGGTTCAAGAAGAACTCTGCGGAGCACTGAACAAGACTCTGAAAGATCAGGAAGTCTGACTTCCTCTCATGTAGCGAAGAAGCTGCTTTGTCTGCCTTGAAAGACAAAGCAGCTCCGCTACAGACACACCTACAAACTTCGAGAAACCCATGGCTGCTCCTGGAGATCCGGAGATCTTTCCTCCGAGACCGGTCCCTGACGGGACAATGATCTATGCCCCGCTCACCGGGATGCTGATTCCGTGGGCCACGCGAGCTCCCGTTCTCATCCATCTTCTCGGAAGCGAGGCTTTCTACCTTCCAGTGTTCTCAACAGAAGAGCAGCTCCACTCCTTCATGCAGATGACCACCTACGTCTACGACAGCATCAAGATGGTCGAGAACGGTGTGGAGTTCCTCGAAAGCATTCCGTTGAGGTCTCCCGAAGGACTCGACCTCATCGTCATTCAGAACCCGCGAGTCACGGAAGAAGGGCGAGTTCGCTTCTTTCAAATCGCTCGGTGAAAAGTCCCCAACTAAGAAGCATAAGAACCCTAGCGAAGACAATTCACGGCTTCAAGAAAAAGCCGTGGAGTAAACAGGAGAGAGAGAGAAATGAGCGAGACGTTGTTCAAGGACGAGTACCTCATGGACATCCGGGCTGTGGAGGGGTCGAGACACTTCTACAGCGTGATCTGCGGGCAGCGGACCACTACCAACTTCGGTTGGTGCTTCAGCATCCTGTCCCCCAAGCTGGACCATTCCAACTTCGTGGAGGATGCCGAAAGGACGGACATCGCGATGATCAAGACCATCGAGCGGGCCGAGGAGGTCAAGCTCCGCCACGCGGTGGAGCGGATCTCCGAACGCCAGGTCATGGGAATGAGCGGCGAACAACTCGCTCACTTCTTCATGAACCAGCTCGCGGAGTACATCCCCCGGACGAGCCAGGAACGGATCCTGAAGATGCAGATCTGGCCCATCGAGCCGGACATGCCGACCGAGCGGGTCTTCACGATGATCCGGCGCTACGGAGGAGGCCAGAAGACTACGGCGCTGTTCGAGGCGGCACGGGACTTCGTCTACGAGATCACGGAGACGGGACTTCCCGTCTTCCTGGAGGGGGTGGTGAAGATCACCCATATCGACTCCGGGAAGAGCCTCGAGCTTTCCGAGCGGGCCTGGGCATCGGCTGACGGGAACGCCTCCCTGGCCTTCGCTCGGGCAGCTGCAGCCAGGCTGTAGCGAACAAGTGTCACCTCCCGAATAAAGGGAGGTGACACCCTGGAGGACGAGATGCAGCGATACCGTCTACTGAGCGATGATGACGATCACTGGTTCATCTGTCCCGTCGAACGCGAAAAAGAAGGACGTGAGTGCATCGAAGCTCTGGAAAGATTCTGGGAGGAAGAGGCGCATACAGAAGAAGAACTGGAGGAACCTCCCGAGCTCCCCGACTTCCTGATCGCCATCGACAACCCGTTCACACTCACTTTCACGGACCCCAAAGATGGCAACCATCCGTGAAATCGAGCTTCTCGAGAAAGTAGAAAAACTCGAAAAGGAGCTTCTGGCGGTCAAGCTCGAACTGCTGCAGGCAAACGGCACCATTATCAACATGGTGGCGGTCATCGGTTTTATCAAAGACGACTTCGAAGAGATCAATAAAGCGAGTTCCGCCCTCAAGGCGTTGATTCTCGAAGAGGAGAAGCCGTGAAGTTTCTGCTGTTCCTGTTCCCCATCATCCTCGTGGGCTGCTCGGAGAACGAGCTGGCCAAGAGCTTCGGCGGGACGATGAACGTGAGCTTGCCGTGCGACCAGAAGCTGTTCGACGTCACCTGGAAGGAGACGAGCTTCTGGTACGTCACCCGCCCGATGCGGGAAGGGGAAACTCCCGAGAACTACATCTTCCAGGAGAAGAGCTCCGGAGGATTCATGGAGGGCTCCGTTCACATCGCGGAGCACGCGTGTCAGTAAAGGGCTTCGACCCGAGCAAGCCCATCGGGCCGGACAACGTGGACGTGGGGAGGCTCAAGAACGAGACTTTCCCGCTCTTCCAGAAGGAGCTTCTGGCACAGCCCGTAGCGGAGCTCACCGAAGACGAACTCCGTGAACGAGTCCATACGGTGACCGACCTCGTCTTCGACGCACGGAAGTTCGAAGAGCGAGACTTCGAAAGCATCTTTCTCGGAGTGCTCATCTCCGCAGTCAACGAAACAAAATGGCGGTGGGAGCGTCGAGGAAAACCATGAAAGCAGAAAAGACCCCTCGCACTCCCAAGAGTACAAGTGCGAGGGCTCGGACGAAAGTAGAGTGGGTCGACACTTTCTCGATCCACGTAGAGGGAGCCATGAAACTGCAGAACACGCAGTGCGGCTCAACCTACATGGAAATGTTCTCCTGGTGCGTGGAAGTAGATAGACCGACCCTCGATGATTCGGGATTCGTTCTCAAAGCCGAAGAGATCCAGGCCATCATGAGCACGCCACCCAGCACCTACTCGGCGGGTTTCAAAACACCAGCGCCTGCCCTCAGCTGCGAAGAGATCGCACAGTGGTACCTCATCAAACTCTCCAGAGAACTTCTGACGACACGGACTGCGCACTCGGTCCTCGTTCGAATTTCTCCCGGAGTTCCGCCTTCGGGCAGGTACGTGGAGGCCAAAAGAGTCTTCAAGAAGAAGAGATAGCCTTCCCAGGAGTGGAATTGGCCATCTTCCTGGGGAATAAGACAAGTGTCGAAGAACAAGAAGTTCGTCGACATTTCCCATGGAGTGACATGTGAGCGACCCCACCAAGACGAGCTTCGACCTACTACGTCAAGCCGCGGCCGACATCGAGGCGGAGCAGATTGCTTTCGCCAGAGAGAAGGAGGCCTTCGGAGAGGTGAAGCGGAAACAGGCCACGACTCTTCGTGATCTCGCCCTGCTCAACCTCGAGACCTTGAACCAGGCACACATGGACCTCGGCCTGCCCCCTCTGGCGGAGGTGGAGGTCTCGGGTGTGGAGGCCAACAGGCTCAAGAACGAGATCGCAACGCTCAAGGCCGAGCGTGAGAAGCTCGTGGTCGACTACAACAAGCAGTTCCTCGATCTCTCCGAAGAGGTCGAAGAGAAGGTCAGCGGCCTCAGGGCAGAGCTCCTCTCGGTCACGAAAGACCGGGACAGGTTCAAGGCCGAGATCGAACACCGGGACGAAGAGATTCGGAAGGCTGCAGCGAAGTCTGCAGGCGCTCCCGACACCGCCATCGCAGCCGCTTTCGCAAGCGCCAAGACGACGGTGACAAAGCCGCCCACGGTGAAAACCGTCCCCCCAGCCAACAACGGGAACACCCCCGTCCCCCCGGTCCAACCCCGAACGTCAACAGTCCTCGACGAGCTTCGTCAGCGGCCGGTTCCGCGCACGCTGACCTCGGCCCAGGGCGACAAGCGTCGCCAGGAGGACATCGCGTTCGGGAAGCTGCTTCGGCAGACGCGGATGGACAAGAACGTGAACCAAAACTCGGTGGCCGACGAGTGCAACACCGAGTTGAAGGCGATGGGGTCGGCGATTCGGGTCAACCACCGGGCCATCTCGAAGATCGAGCGTGGCTTTGGGTGTCATCGGGACCTTCGCGTCGCCCTGGACAGGACGATTATGAAGACGACTCCCCCGGCCCAGAGGGTGGCTCTCCGATCGATGAACCCCCCGTCCTCGTCTAAGAAGCCCTAGAACACTTCACTGAAGACAGGAGGCCGATATGCCTAGAGTTCAGCTTCCTCGTCTTCCCGAGGAAGTCCGAAAAGAAGCCATCGTCGTGCGCGCGACAGTCTACGCAAGACTGTCCGAGCTCGAAGAGATGCGAACGAGTCTGGAAGACCACATCGCGGTCTGCCCGAACCCGAACGAGTTGCTTGGCCACTACCAAGACCGCTGCACCATCCTCGCAGAGATCGCGAGGGCGACAGAGTTCCTCGCAGCGTTCGAGGAGAAGCACAACTTCCTGATGGACTAGGGGGAAGATGAAGAACACCCGAACCGGGACGTTCGTGATCCCGAAAGGTGGAGATCGGTTCGACAGAGTCGTGGTCCTCGAGATCGAAGGCTTCTGGTACTCGGAAGAGGGGGAGAAAGTAGTAGTCCCCGTCTACGAAGGCTGGAACGAACTCAACGCAGCCGACAACGTGAACAGCGAAGGGTACATCGTTGTGCTGACGATGTAGAAAGTGGCCGGGCGCTTTCGAAAGCGCCCGGCCATCTTGGACCCGAGAAAGTCAATTTTTCAGATACGTGGATTCGAACGGGGTGCCCTTGATTCCCGATCAGATCCTGAAAAAGCTTCTGCAACACTCCGATAGGTTGAAAGCAGAAGCTGCCACCCCGATGCATGTGCCCGACAGAGTCGTGGCACCAAAGAACGTCTTTCAAGAAAACATGAGGGATGTGACCGAGGCCGTTCTTCATCAGCAACACGACCTCGCGACACTCAAGACGACGGTCACCGCTCTCTCTGCAGAGGAAGCGAAGAGGACCAAAGACGCGCAGGAAGCTCTCAAAGAAGAACGAGTGACGACCAAGTTCCTCGTCCGAGTTCTGGCAGCTGTCATCATCAGCCAGTTCGTCGGCTTGATCCTATTGATTTCCTTCATGGTCGGAATCATCGTGTACAACATGAGGATCTGAATGACCGTACAACCCGTCTGGATCTTCCAGCCGAATGAAGAAGAGTACTGGCTCGAGCCAGTCGCGAAGGGAGCCGCATTCCTGGACGAGAAACATCCAGAATGGGCCACAAAGATCAACATCAGCAAGCTCTTGATGCAGCACGGCCACGCCTGCATCCTCGGACAGCTCTACGGACAGTACGACCTCGGAGCTGTCGCAGTCGGACTACGAAACAAGGACGACCAGTACAGAACCACACCGCTCGAGGATGAACTCGGGTTCCACACGACGTTCACGGGTCGGATGCCCGACCACATCGCCTGGACGTGGCTCCGGAGACTCTGGATCGCCGAGGTTCGGAAACGGACCGCAGCGTGAGCAAGACCTGCGTCTCCTGTGGAAAGAAGGCACTGGAGAGCGACTTCGTTCAACAGATCGGCACCTACGTTCACCGCGGGAGATGCACGGACTTGGAGATGGAGAAACGCTCGGAAGAGGAGGCCTCGGTCTTTCGAGAGAGGAGGAGACTTGCACTCGCAGTCCAGTGTCCCCGTTGTGGGGCCATGCCTCTTCAGAAGTGTCAGAGCAACAGCCGAAAAGTTGTTCAGACCCACAAGGCTCGTCTCGAAAAGGTGACCGAGGACCAGGCATAAGAAACTCAAGAAGAGGATTTGTCCCTTCTGATTTCTGAAACCTCCTCCGGAATGAGAAGTTCCGGAGGCCTCCTAGAGGTCCGAGTGCCTGATACGTACACTTTCATCGACACGTTCAAAGACGAGCACGGGACCTGGGTCGTAGAAGAACTCCGACTTCCCGACCCGCCCGCAGGACACATCCCCGTAGTTCGAAAGCGCCTGCAGGGGCAGGACTACCACGAGCCGTTCTCCCGGCACGCACTTGAGGCCGTCAAGAACCCGAAGACGGATCGACCTGAGACCTTCCCCCGTCCTCCGGTCTACCCGCAGCCCGCCTACAGCTACGATAAGAGCAGGCGCGGGCGACCCGGCAATCCGAACTACTAAGGACGAATAAGGACTAGGATGGAAGAGAGCACTTCCATCCTGATCCCACCCGCCAAAGACAGCAGACTACCTACATAATGTAGGCCCCTCCTCAAATCCCCTACGATTCCACAGCTCAAAGTCGAGCTGCTGGAGACCAAACTCTGAAGGTTGGTGACATGAATGAGATTCTGGCCGTAGACAGTGAACCGAACTCCCGGACAGCTTTCGCGAAGGCCAAGCACCTCAGAGAGGTGTGGCTCGATGCGCTTCGTGATCCAGCAACAACGTTGAAGTGGCTCACTGCAACCATCAGAGTCCGGATGACCCGTGGACAGGTCCCCTCAGAGGGATCCCGGGACGTACAGGCGTGTTCGAGACAAAAACATCTCACGCGTCATCGACGTCCCCGCCATGGGCGCGACTCGGGAGCAGTCCAAGAGTCCCACGCAGATGGGATTCGGGAATTCGAGTTCAGTGGAGAAGAAGAGGAAGCCGACTTCACTTTCGAGAGTGAGAGAAGTTGGTTTGTTTGAAGCACGGGCCGGTTTCCCGGCCCAGCTTCTTCGCCTTCGACTACTCCCTTCCACCACACTTCACGCAGATGCCGCCCTTGAAATCCGTGACCGGACACTCGCACGGCCAGGAGGTGGTCGCGGGCTCCGCGACTCGGTCAGGGGCCATCTCCGGACTATGCAGATCCGAGAGAGGCGGAATCGTCGGAGAAGTTTGACTCCCTCCGAACTGCGGGGGGACCGCTTCGCGAGAAGATCCGGTGTGGTAGGCCTGCGAACGGGTGAGCTTTCCCCTGACTCCGTCCACGAAGACCGCCATTCTTTCGTCTCTACGTTCGAACGTCGGGTAATCGATGGTCGCCACAACGCCCTTCTCTTTCGTGACACCGAAGGTCGCTCGATACTGCTCGAAGTGAATCAGAGGACCAGACTCTTTCTGCTCGGTCCAGAGGAACCTCATCGGGCTCTTCAGCTCGAGGTACACCCCACCCTGCAACTCCCAGCAGGCCATGGCCGTCCAACCGTACGGAGCCCAGAGCTCCTTCACCTGGTCGTAAGCAGCCCTCGCTCCAGGAAGTGCGGGACCACAACCATGAGCCATCGACTCCTGCTCGGCATCTGCACCTTCGAAGCCAAGAGACAGGTGAGGCTTCGGAACTCTCTTCAGGCTCTCGGGCTCTTCGTAGACGACTTTCGTCTTTCCACCGTGTCCGTGGACGTGGACCAGGTCCGCCATCGAGCTGTAGACCGTGGTCGACCGGTGTGCCGTGAGCCAGCGCATCGTACACGAGCCGTCCGTGAATTCGAGGCCTTCCGCCACCCTCCCCGTTCCAGACACCTTGGACTCATCCTCGATCCGCTCGAGATGGAACATCCTCATCAACAGCTCCTTGCAGCTCCAAGGAAGCTAACTCGGGCGGTCTCGACTGAAAGCCAGCCTCTATTCCACGCATGAGGAGAATGGAGGTACGGAATGCATGACCTTGACAATGCAAACCGCATCCTGAGGATGCTCCTTCTGAAGGTGCAAAAACCAGGATGCTTCTCCGCGAACCTCACCGCCGGCGGCTTCGGACCGAACCGGCGGGATGAGTACTTCGTGGAGTTCATCGGGTGCCCGATGATGATGACGTTGGAGAACAAGGACGGGGGGTCCATTGCTCTCAACCTCTTCCCAGGGCCAAAGGACAACAGACAGAGCGGCTACACGCTCGAAACTCGTGACCTGCCAGCTAAGGAAGCCGACCTGCTCAGAACTATCTGGTTTCTGACGACTCAGTCCGCCCCTTCGCACCGGACGCAGCGACCGCTGGCACTCGAGCTCATCGGCATCATGAGGATGCACCCGGAGCTCGTCAACACACCAGACCGGGCCACGAACAGTCTTCCGCCAATCGCGATCTCCGCCACCGGTGAGGTGGATGACGACGACGATGAGGAAGACGAGAGCAGCGAGGACGAGGCCACGGCAACACACGCAGACGACTGAACCAGGAGGTACCGATGTCATCTCAGATGAACCCCGACCACATGCTTGAGCGCCTCATCAACGCGCTCTACCTGACCGTGATCTGGTCTCCGAAGAACTATCAGGTTGTCGAGGTCAATTGGAAGGGCAACGAGCCGGGTCGAGTCGACGAGCTCTCCATTCAGTTCGTGGGGACGACCATCGTCATGACGCTTCGCCGTCTCAACCCGGGTGAGGGAATCGAGGGCTACATCTCCATCGACGCAGAGCCCAAGGAGTTCGACTTCTACAGCTACGGGCTACCCTTCGACCTTGAGAACAAGCTGAGGGCCATCTGGGCCACGGCCCGAGAGAGCATCGGCGACGATGAACGGGTCTACAGGCTGAGGAAGCTGGTCGAAGTTCTGGAGGAGAAGGCCCTGGCGGCCATGCCCCCGGACAAGACGGTCTACGACCGGCTCACCAGCAAATCCTGAAAAAGAGAAGGGCCCGCGCCTTCTCTTCGCCTTCAGCTCTCTTCAGCCTCGAGCTTCTTCTTCAACCGAGAGAACAGCCGCTGAATTCGCCTGTTGAGTCTCTGGATTTCAGCAGACTCGATCTCGGGGTGCTTCCCGCCCGCCGCTCTTCGGAGCTGAACATGGGCCGCTCGAAGGGATTCGAGAGCAATCAGAGCCTCTGTCTTTTCGGGCTCTGGAAAATGCTTCCGCACCCCTAAGGCCAGGCGGTCGATTGCAGGGCAGGTCCAGGGAGGAAGATCACCCATGGGTCAAGAATACTACCCGTGAACGCCTTCTGGGTTCACGATTTCGGGGCAAGGTGGCTACGCTCCACCAAGCCGATAGCGTACTCAGACCAGTAGTCCCCGGCCTCAGGAGCCCCAGCAGGCCTCGATCCATCTGAGCTGCCGGGGGTTTTCACCCACATGTAGGCGTAACAGCCTCCCTCTCGGGTCACGAGCGTCGGTGCGAGGCCCAAAGCTCTTCCGGGAGGATTGCACCACTCCGGCTCCTCTCCGTCCGGGGTCATTACGTCCGAAGGGCCGAGACCGTTTCGACTCGTATCGACGATGTACTTGGCGAGCGGAATGAGAGTTCGAAGCTCGGCTGCGTAGGTGTGGCTGTTCTCGGTCGTCTCGAAGTGCGAGACATTCAAAGCGAAACCACCCTTCGAAGCAATGGCCGCCTGGATGCCAGAAGAGGCGAGACGAGAAGCCATCGTGGAAGCTGGAATCCAGTTGTAGCAGCCGGCGTCGATGAAGACCCGGGCTCCTGCACCTGCGAGAACACTCGCAGCCGAAGCGATGGCACCCATCCGAGCCTGAAGCTTCGCTCCGTCGAGACAGTGAGTGACCGACAACCCGTCGGGTTCGATGACAACGACGCAGGGTCGACCTGCAATCCCCAGAGCGATCTTCGCGATCCACTTCGAGTACTCGTACTCGTTCGCAGCTGCGTGTGCGCTTGAGAAGTTCCCACAGTCTTTCTGGGGAATGTTGTAGACCACGAAAGTGCAGAGGGCGCTTCCGGCTGCGTCGATCCTGTCGTCGACAGTCTTCGTGACATCGGTGAGCCACGACCCGAGCCACGTTGCTACGGGCCTCCTCGAGATGACCTCGATGCAGGCAGCACCGTGCGGATCTGTAGGTTTGAGGGCCTTGGCTGCAGCTGCGGAAGCCGTGTTCGGATCGATGAACAGGGACGGACGAGGGGGCATAGGTTCCTCTCAGTACTGGCCTTTATGTTCCCCCGGCTTGAGTTTCCGCTCTGCTCTGTTGAACTCTGCACCTTGTGCTGCGGCCGGAATGGGATTGAAGCCGTGGATGTTGGCGTGCCACCCCTCTCGAGAAGCCTGGGTCAGAGTTCGAGAGAGGTTCTGGAAGTTGAGTCGAGCGATCCAATCCTCCTGCATCTCATTCGGAAGAACGTCCACGCCCTTCACGAGAGTGGAGTACTTGACCGGCTTCCCCTTGCCTCGATGTTTCGCATTCCATGCAGCGATGATGGAAACCGGCCGAACATCTCCAGAGGTCCAGTCCGGATGCCCGCCCGGATCCTCGACCGTGGCGATATCAGTCATCGACCTAACGACGACTTCCACATTGCGCTGCTTCACCGGTGCTACTTCCGAAAGCACCTCCATCATCGACCTCGTCAGGTAGTCCTGCGTGTCCCGAACACCCCGAAGAGCCAGGAGCTTCTTCGGATCAGTGACTCCGTCGGTGAGCTCATCCCCAGCCTTCACGGTGTCGAACTTTTTGATCTGGAGCTTCTGTGTCGCAGGGGCGTAGTGCTGGGTCTTGTTGATGTAGACGTACTGGCCGCCCTGCGGAGCATCCTCGATGCTCGTGACCTTCCCTGCATGAAGCGCCAGAGCCCCCTCGTTCGGAATGTTCCGAGGAACGGTGAGGAGTTGGCTCAACCGGCCGAAGGTCGAAACTGCTTGCGAACCGCGGGAACCAACAGTTCCTCCAGTGTGGAATGCCGACAGTGAGAGCTGGGTGCTAGGCTCACCTACGGCCTGTGCGGCGATGACCCCGATGTTCGTTCCGATGTCGTAGCTCTTCCCTCCCTCCGTCAGACCCATGCAGTGTCTGCAGACACCATGCTCTGCCTGGCACCGAAGAGGGCTTCGAACCGTAAGCGTCTTGACCTGGGCCTTTCGGGCCTGGGCCAGGAGCTCCGGAGTGATCAGCTCTCCAGCCCGAATTCGCTTTCCTCCGAATCGAGCGGGTGCAGCCAGGTAGCGGTCGGCCACGTCGTGGTTGTCGACCGACATCGTGATCCCGTCCCCGGCTCGACAGTCCTCCTCGGTCACCAGCTGGTTGATGGTCGAGTTCACGAGGAGCTTCGAGAGTGCGCCAGGCTTCGAGACCTCCTGGGTCTTCTGAAGTGCGCCTTTCCGAGCGCCGTGCATGGTCGTCCAGTACGACGCCATGTCCATCCCCTCGGAGTACGACCTGGGGATAATATATGGCACCATTCTGTTTTTCGAATCCGAGACCAGGGCAGGCGAAGAGACGATCTGCTTCAACTGTCCGGGACTCACCCGAGAACCAGAGATCATCATCTTGTAGATGTTCGTCGGGTCCTTCTTGAGGCCTGCGTTGTAGAGGTCCTCGAGCTGGTCCTTCGCCTTCGTCAGAACCTCGACGACCTTCTCCTCCTTCTTCTGCACAGAGAGCTTCGAGCTGTTGATCTTCACCTGCTGCTTTTCTGCAGCCGCGATGATCTTGTCTCGACCCACCTTATTCACAACATCGAAGTCCGAGAGTCCGATCGAGAATCCGGTTCTCGTCGAGTTCTCGTTTCCGATGTCCTTCAGGTGGTTCGCAATCTCCCCGTACTTGAGATGGTCCCGCTTCGCGACCTGCATCAACAAGCCCTTGGTGGTCTTGTTGTCGTAGATCCGCATCTCAGAAACCGGCTTCTTCCCTGTCTCCTGGAGCCAGGCTGGAAGCTTCGCCTCGATCTCCAGTCGGCCGAGAGTGGTCTCGTGCCCACCGATTCGAACGATGTCAGTCTTTTTGAGCTCTCCCTTCCGAAGAGCAGACTGGGCGTCTTCGGTGTTCTTGAAGCGTTTTCCAGTCTTCTTCCCGGGAAGGGAGAGCAGGTAGGTACCGAGCAGGGCCTCGTGACCGGGCGTGTACATGACCGCGCCCGTGGTCGGGCTGAAGAGGTTGTTCGACGGGTAGAGGTTCTGGGCCTCCTTCACTGCTGGAGAGGTGACCGGAAGGAAGACCGACATGGTGTCGCCGTCGAAGTCGGCGTTGAACCCACCGGTGACGAGGGGGTGGATTTCGATTGCCTTTCCCTTCACGAGTCTCGGCTTGAACGCCATCACGTTGAACTTGTGAAGAACCGGGTCACGCTTCAGAAGAACGGGTCTGTCTTCGACTGCTCTGAAGAGCGCCTTCTCCGCAACCAGAGTCCGCTTCCGAACCTCATCGATAGCGTCCGGCGGCTTGTAGCCCTGACGAATGAGCTCCTTCTCGATGAAGGGCTGGTACATCGTCCAGGCGATCTCCTGCGGGAGACCGATCTCGTCGATTCCCATACGGGGCTCGGGAGTAATGATGGATCGAGCCGAGAAGTCCTGACGGCGCTTCATCACGGACTTTTGGAAGAACCCACCCTTGCTGGATCCTTCACCGGCCGACTCGCCTTTGCGTGTTTTCCCAGAGATGATATCCAGGATTCCGCGGTACTCCCGAGTCAGGGAGCCACCGAGTCCGGTCATGGCCCGGAGCCCATCGTAGAGCTCCATCCGAGTGGGCGCCACGATCGACTGCGGAATGTCGGACGACTTCAGAAGAGTCAGCGACTCATTCACGGCCCCGATGTCCTTGTACAGGCCGTTGAGATCGTCAGACGAGAGTGAACCATCCGGCTTCGCCGAAACCGGTCGGAAGATCGGAGGCAGGATCGGAACACTCCGCATCATGTAGACCGTGGGGGAGAGCTTGGCCTCGTCCAAGGCTTTCACGATTCTCAACTGCTGGTGGAGCTTGTCTCGACCAGCACCTTTGGCCTTTCCGATCTTCGACTCGAGGTCCTCTCGCAGCTTCTTCACGTTGATGCGCTTGAGAAGCTCTTCGACCGCCTCACCTCCCTTCTTACCGTTGACCTCGACATCGCCCCGGATATGGCTCCTGAACTGGTTGTCAGAGAGTCCAGTCAACTTCTTGATCGCCTCTTCGAACATCGGGTTCGGCATAGGCTCGGCGAGCTTGAAGTGCGTCCACCGGGTTCCCTCCTTTCCGCCGGTGAGCTTCTCGTCGAACAAACCTCCGGGCAGAGGCTTCAGGTCCTTTCCTCGAACCACGAGGGAGGGTTCCTTCAATTCGCCAGAGCTCATCTCCAGAACCTGCTGTTCGGTGAACGGCATCAGCTGAAGAGAGTTCCCTTCCTTCTTCACATCCACGCGAAGCGCGTTCATATACTTGAGAAACTTGTCGTACACGAACGGCGTCTTCGGGGGCGGAATCGGTGCCCCTTCCCGGATAGCGTCCCAGAAGGCGTCGTTCTTGTCCGACTTGTAGGTGTACATCTCCGAGATATTCTCGCGAGCTCCGTGAGCCAACAGGGCGTAGAGCCCGAGCGGGTCCATGGCCTGTCCACCGTGAGGGGCTCCCGAACTCGGGGCATGGTTCACGTCGTAGAAGGATCCCTCACCGCCCGAGCCCGAGCGGGCGGAGATCTTCTTCGTAGCCATGTGCTTCAGCTTCAAGATGTACTGATTCCCGGTCATCACTTCCTGTTCGAAGTGCTTTCCGGTCGTCGGATCGAAGAGGGCTTCCTTATCCGAGAGCCCGTTCTTCTTCAGGTCTGCCTTGATGTCGGTGAGGTAGTCCTTCCCGTGTTCGAAGTTCTTGACTTCGTAGGTCTTCCCGGTCTTTGTGGCGATCTTCCCAGCAGCCGTCTCCAGGATCTGGCCGAGGTTGATACGCCCGGGGACCCCAAGGGGGTTCATGAGGATATCGACGTGCTGCTTCTCGCCCTTCGCGTCCGTGGAGTAGGGCATCTCTGCTTGCGGAACCACTCGCGTGATGATTCCCTTGTTCCCGTGCCGCCCTACAAGCTTGTCACCTACCTGCGCAGGCTCCTCGGTCTTCACGTAGACCACGACCTGGTCTCCCCGCTTCACCACGTCCGTGACGATGCCGGGAGCCTCGTGGTCCCAAGCCAGTGAGCCGTCCCGGAACTTGTCGGGACGCCCTCGCCGGAAGGCCATGATCTGCTTGCGGAGCTGCGACTCGTTCGGCTTCCTCAGAGCCAGGAGGAGAGGATCTCCTTCCTTCACGCGGGAGCCGACCTTGATGACTCCGTCCTCGCCCACATTTTCGAGCTGCTCCTTCCCGAACCCATACTGGTACTGCGAGAGGAACTTCTTCTTGTCGAGCACAGTGTCCGTGTCGAACGGGATGTCTTTCTGATGGACATGTAGGCTTGTGAGCTTTTTGGCAGCGTCCTCAGAAATAACGATGCCATCCTCGAAGTTGTACCCGTTGAACGCCATGTAGGCAGTTCGAAGATTGGTACCGAGAGCGAGCTTCCCATTCTTCGTGAACGTCGTGTCGGCGAGAAGGTCTCCCTTCTTCACCTTGTCTCCGGCCTTCACCTTCACGTCGGAGTCGTAGAGGGTGTTCCCTTTGAGCGCGAAGTCCTTGTAGAACTGAATCTCGTGCTTCTCGCCCTTGCTGTCCTTGATGATGATGGCGTCTCTCTCAACACGAAGAATCTCCCCATCCACAGGGGAGTTCCGAGCAGAGCTCTCTCCGAGGATCTCCTCGAAGGTCGCCTTTCCGTCGGTCTTCACCTGGACCAGAGGCTCCTCACGGTAGAGAAGAGGAACTGCTTGTTCCTGCTGCCGAGCTGCTGTCATCGCTCGGTTGCCCTGGTTGTTCTGCAAGAACGGGATCAGGTTCGAGGAGACTCCGAATACTGCTCGCGGACTCGGGATGACGTAGTCGACCTCCCGATGGCTGACGTAGACGATGTTCCCGTCCTTCGTCGCCTTCACCTTCGGAGCGACCGGAGACATCCCCGAACCCTTCTGAACGTACTGGTCCGGGAAAGCCACGGTGGCGTGGAGTGCCTCTCCAGCAGAGATCTCCTGCCGCTTCTTGGTCTTCGCATTCCAGAAGGTGGAGACGATCTCGTTCCCTCGCTTTCCAGCCCCGAGAGGCAGCGCAAGAGACACGCCTGTCTTTTCACCTTCTGGCGTGTGGATCGGGTCCAGAAATCCCAGGTGAGAAGGGTTCACGAGCTTCGCATTCTCGGAGATCGCGAAGCTGGATTTGATGCCTCCCTGCTCCCCCATGATCGTCGTCTTGAGTGCTCCAGAGAGCATCTCGAGAGGATTCGTCTGCTCGGGCTGCGAGACCAGGGAAGTGGAGAAGAAGGACCGAAGAGCCTGGTCAAACGTGTCCGTCGGCACGATCAACCGAACACCCTTCTTCTTCTCCAGGTTCGTCTGAATCTTCCTTTTGATCAGACCTGCCTTCCTCTGGAGATGGCCAGAGAGCAGGTCGTTCGCCGAGTACATCCCCTGGTATTCGAGAGAGGTCTTATCGTCCTCGGCCCGAGCTCCACGAGAGAGTTCCAGGAGTTGCTTCGTGCTCTGGGCCAACAACTCCGGAGTCACGGACGCGTAGGCCTTTCCGAGAGTCTTCTCCGTGGTCTCCGGAAGGAGTTTCGTCTTGGCCAGCAGCTTCCCGAAAAGTTCGGAGCCATCTACGCCGGGGAGCTCTGCACCCACAGCCCGACGGAGGGCTCCGAACGACCGAGCTTCTGCTCCCTTCGCCTGGTTCCGTTCGAGGATTTCCTTTCCCCACGCCTTCTCGAGATCTTCGTCGGTCACTCCGACAGACTTGAGAAGGGGGTAGAGCGGGACACTCGAATTGCGGTGGTCGACGTAGAAGACCGCAGTCTTCGGAACCAATCTGAGCTTGAAGCTCTTTCCGTTTGCGAACTGGTCCGAGTTCGCGAGATTGAACTCTGCGAGCGCATCTCCGTCTGGAGCCATCCGGTGGTACACACCAGACTTCAGTCGAAACTGGTTGAGGATCTGGTACTCGTTCCCATCGACGATGTACCCGAAACGATCAGTCGTACGAGGCAGGTGCATCATCAGAACGCGCTTCCGATCGGTCTCCGTTCCGTTCTTGTTCTTCGTGCTGAAGGTTCCGTAGACCGGAATGGACCAGCTCTTGGCCTCACGGAGAGCTTTCTGCTGCTCCCGAAGGTCTCCGCTGCCCTTCTCGTCCTTGAACTCCACTTCTTCGAGGACGATGGAATTCCCACCCCTCGTCTCGATGGGAAACATTCCCTTCAGGGTCCCGGAGAGGCTGGACTTCAGCGACTCGAACTGCATTTCCGGGCTCAAGTTCGACATCGTCCATCCTACGAAAGCTGCCCAAGTCTATCGCGCATAAGAATGTTGGAGCCAACAATGTCGGCTTCTGGAGAATCGATGACCGAGGAAGAGAAGAGGAAGAAGAAGCGGGAACAGGAAGAGGAGGAGACTACTCAAGGGCAGTCCGTGGTCGACCAAAGACTGCGGGAGTCGCTCTGGAGCGTCGATGATGACGCTGACGATCGTGGAAAGAGCGAGGACAGCACTCCGGACCCCGCCTGATGTGGTGGTGGTGTGTTCTCCTAGGTGTGTTGAACGGCTTCCTGCTGTCCCTCGCTACCGCAAGGGCTGAAGAGGAAGAGTAGCAGCTGGGTCTGTCGTCGCTGAAGAAGAGAGCGACGACTAGACCAGTCCCGTCTCTCGTGTCGGAGGGCGCTGTTCCGGCAGAGGGCGCATGTCCGCAGTCGTGTTCGTCTGCATGGCCTGCATCACGAGCATATGGAGCTGCGGATTCTCCTGGGACATCCGATGGAGGATCGGGGCTGCCTGCTCTGGAGGCATGTTCGCCAGTTTTTTCCCGTACGCCTCTGCGAGTTGACGTACATCGACGCTCTGGCCTTCCTGTCCACCCTGCGGACCCTGCGCCGGAGTGCCTGGAACTCCTCCGCCCTGGGCACCCTGCATCGGCATTCCAGTCTGCGGATCCACAGCCTGGCCACCCATCGCCTTCTGCTGGGCCTTCATCTGCTGTTCCTGCATCTTCATCTGGCCCTTCATCTGGATCGCCGAAGCTTCGACCTGGATCTGGGTCGTGTACATCATCTGCGTCCGCTGCATCTGCATCTGGCGCTGCATCTCCTGCTCCATCAGCTTCGACTCTTCGAGCGCATCACGCCCGAACTCGGCGAGGAGGGTCTTGTCGGAGATCTTCTTCATCTGGTTCAACGTGATCAGCAGCTGCTTGAGCTGCATGTCGTCGGCCATCTTGAAGTCACGGAGATGGATGGAGATTTCAGACCACGCCATGTAGTTGGCGATCCTGGGGATGAGCCAGTTCTGCAGGAAATTCTCATGCATCGACCGGTAGTTCGAGAACTGGTTCTCGAGCATCCGGAGAGAGACGCTGGACCCGGACCAGGTCAGACCACCGAAAGCGAATTCCTGAGGAACTCCCATGCCAGCGATGATGTGCTCGGACCAGGCTCGAATCTCCTGGGTGAGCATGAGGGCCTTTCCGTTCCCTCCGATTCGCTGATGCCCGACGGGAATGGGCATGATGGGCTTGTAGTTCGGGTCCCATTTCCAGCGAGTGATCTCCGCCTCCACCCGCTGCTTCCAGTCGTGGAGGTTGATCATCTGATAGGGATTCGCATTCGCGTCGGCTGAAGCCGGGAAGAAGATGTCGAGTGGGAGCATGTGCTCGAGAAGCACCATCTCCTGCGCCTTCTTCATCTGCTGCAAGTAGAACGAGTCCTTCAATGCCGGAAGGATCGGCGGGTAGCCCCACCCTTCGTCACTCGACGGCAGAGACGGAGTCGGGGCCTTGAAGTGGTACAGGTTGTCTGGGTTCAGAAGGACAGCTCGCTGCTCCTTCATGGCCTGAAAGATGACCTGTGGAATCTCTTCCAAGTAGCGCTTGTTCTTCCGGAGGATTTTGGTCTTCACCCGTTCCGGAATGTTGTACGCGTACTCGGCCACTCGAGTGATCGGGTTGAAATCAATGTCGATGTCTGCCGGGTTCCATCGGATGATCTTCAAGTCCCGGAAAGACCTGTACGATACATCGTCGACCTTCGCGGTCGCACTCATCTTGCATTTTGGACAGTGCAGGATGAACTTGAACTCTTTGAAGTCCCACACCTCACCGAACTTCAGCTTTTTGATCCGCTCCTCGTACTTGCAGTGGGTGCAGGTCAGAACCTTGTGGAACGGAGTGAGCAGCGAGACCAGGGCATTCCCGTAGCCGTGGTAGTCGAGCCCGATCTCCAGCTGAAACTGGTCGATGTTCAGGGTCTTGAAGAGGCAGTCTTCCCACCGCTCCTTGTGCTTCTGGAAGCCTTCGTGCGGCTCGTCCTCGATGATGATTTCGGTGATGGGGTAGGCCGCCATCTTCCGAACAACTGGAGCAACGAGTGGATTCACGAGAACATGGTAGAGGCACCACTTGAAGAGGTGCTTCACGGACCTCGGAAGGTCCATGTTCGAAATGTCCCACCAGGGGGACGGGTATCGAACGTTGTTCCCTGTTGTCGACTGGTTGTTCGAAAACCGGGAAGCGCTTCCGGGTCCGAATCCAGTTGTCCCAATGCCCGCCATCAAACACCCTTCAGCAGTTGTGGGAGCTGGAGCAGCTGCCTATCGACCGCCTCATTGTACAGTCGAAGCGCCTGCCGCACCTCTAGAACCCGATTCACTTGGGTGAGCACAGGGTCGTCTGACTCCGGACGGAACTTGTTGGACTTTTCGAGTTCTGCCGAGATGAGCCCGAATGGTCTCTGAATCCCCTGTCGAGTGTCCAACTCCACGAGCTCCGAACTTCCGACCGCTGCGACGGGCTCTTCGAAATACCAGAGCCCGTCGTTCAGGCACGCCGCCACCATGTAGCTCCGAACATCTTCGTCGAAGTCATGCTGGTCGATTCGCGAAGCCGTCGACAGAGAGATGAACACTTCCTCTGCTTCCTGTGGCTGAACCAGGCTGAAGATCGGAGGCTCTCCACAGATGGCAGCCGTGACCTTCTCGAAGACTTCCCACTCCTGCCAGTAGGCGTCATGGACGTGGAGAATTCGGAGTGCCTGAACCCGCTCCCAGGTCACGACGCCGATTTTCCCGTACCTCTCCTGGAGCTCTTCTCGGAGCGCCTCAGAAGTCCAGAACAAGTACTCCGGCCCGAGTAGATCGAGCAGAAGCACACTCAGAGTGATGAGGTGCAGACCCTGTTCGTCTTCGAGAAGACCGGCTCTGCGAACAAGAGGCTCAGGCACGTTCTACCCTGCCGAAAGAGTGCCTTCGGAGATCCGACCGATGAGCTGCTTCATGGGCAGGGGCATGGACTCGAACACAACCACCGGATCGTCCCGGAAAGCCGTGATCACTTCCTCCTGGAAGAAGGGGTGGAGCTGGTCCGCTCGTTGAGCCAGCTTCTGGAGCTCATCCCGGGTGATGAACCCGACCGAGAGTGCGGCCTCGGCCCTCTTCTCGTTCGCGAAGGTCGAGTACCAGGGGTCGGCCACCCCACGGTCCCAGAGTGCGTCGAGACCCTGGTCGATGTCGAACTGCTCCAGGACAGCTGCGAAGTCCTCGGGCTCGAGCTTGCTCCGCAAGTTCGCAAGCTTCGTGAGAACTCCCGTCACCGTCGGGTTCGCCCCTGCGTCCACCAGGTGCAGGTACCTGGTAGTGAGGTGGCCTTCAACCAGGGCTCCGTAGTCGGTCCCGGCGTACTTCTTGATGGGCTCGGAGACGGGGAGGGCGCCCTTCTTGGCGAGACTCGCCACCTTGACCGCGAACTGCCTCCGCTCTTTCGGAACCATCCTCATGTGGTTCTCGGCGAAGAAGTCACTCGCGAGCTTCACGCTCGACGCATCCCGCAGCGGGTAGAACTTCTCTCCGTTCGGGCGGACAACGGCGTACTCCACGGGTTCGTCCTCGTGGGCGACCTTCTGCATCGGAGGAGACCGACCCGAGACGTCCACGATGTTCGACCCGATCGGTCCCACTTCAGCTTCGCCGAGGAGATCGAGCAGGAAGTCCGGAACTCCGATGTCGAAGGCCTCGCAGGCCTGGACCAGGTTGACCGCAGCGATCTTCTGGGCCTCCTCCGGCAGTCTGTCGAAAGTCTGCGAGAAGTAGAGCGTCGACAGAAAGGTGTTCCCTGCATCCGCTGTCGCGAACTTCTTGAAGAGGTGACCGTCCTCGTGAAGAACCAGGGCGAACAGCTCCGAGTGCGCGTTTTGATCCACAGCCTCTGCGGTCTTCACGAAGTCCGGAATGTCCTTCGGGTCTTCGATCAACTCTCGGAGGAGGATTCCCCGGTCATCGTAGAAGTCCAGGGTTGCCGCTTCATACTTTCGCATCGAAGCACTCCAACCGAAAGTGATTTTCGGGCGCATAAGGTAGATGACAACCCAAGTATCACGCCTTTAGAGAGGTGAAGCAATCATGTCGGACGAGCAGCAGGATATCTTCGCCCGCCTGCGAAGTGGTGGGCCGACCACGTCATCCTCAAGCCCGTACTCGTTCACGGGTGTCCAACCTTCCCGAGCACCATCCCCGGTTATGCGACCTGCAAATGCAGGAAGCCCCCGCCCAGAAACCAGGCAAGGGCCGACCATCGTCCGTGCAGAAAGAAACAGTGATGGAGATCGAATCGGGGCGCACGAAGTTCCCGTCCTTCGAAAACAAGAAGATCTCCATGAATGGGAACCGCCAACCTTCGGAGAAATCCTCAAGGACTTGGGATTACGGGTTCTCGAGGTCGCAGTCGCAGCGGCAGCATTCGCAGCAGGCGAAGAGATCGCCTACTTCTTCCGGAGACGACGGCTCTACCCAAGAAAGCCGACGAACTACCGGGAGTAATTCCGGGGAGGAAGGATGAGAGTAAAGACTCTGAGTCCGGAGCTGGGCTACCGAAAGGACTGGCTCTGGCTCCCCCTGAAACACATGAAGAGTATCCAGGGGATTCAGAATTCCCTCACGTTCTACCTTCCAGACAGAACGAGGGTAGATGCTTGGGGACTCACGGAGAACCACCTCGTGGTTCCTCGGGAGTTCCTCCCCTTCGACGAGTGGGGCACCTTGCCCTTCGAAATCGAAGACGCCTCGTACACACAGTTCCCGAAGCTCGAAGGCGCACAAATGCGCTCGGAGCTTCGGGGACCGGTGCAGTTCACCAGCGCTTCCATCATGTCGGACAGAGGCTCCGGGATTCTTTCGCTCGCGTGTGGCGCGGGGAAAACGGTAGTCGCTCTCGACAGATGGGTCTGGGCTCAGACGCCCGGTCTGATCGTCGTCCACACCATCGACCTCGAGCAGCAGTGGCGGGATCGAATTGTAGAGCACACGACTCTTCGGGCAGAAGATGTCGGAACAATTCGAGGAGACAGGTGGGACTGGGAACATCCTCTCTGCATCGCCTCGATTCAGACTCTGGCCTCGAGAATGGACTCCGAAGAGTTCCCTGAAGAAATGAGGAACCACTTCGGCGTCGGAATCTACGACGAGGTCCACCACCTGGGAGCGCCAGAGTTCAACACCACTGCGGGTCTCATCAAGGGAATCCGGTGGGGGTTGAGCGCGACTCCTGGTCGTCGAGACGGGTGCGACATGCTCTACCAGCACCACCTGGGGGGAGTGCTCTACTCCAACTACGAGCAAGATGTGATTCCAGAAACCTGGTTTGTTCGAACAGGCCGTCGACTGGACCACGTCGACTTCGCGAAGGCGATGGACCGGCTGGGAGAACTCAACATCCCGAAACTCTGGACCCTGCTCTCCGAAGACGAACGTCGGAATGCGCAGATCCATTCCTGGATTGAACCCCTCCTCTTGGAGGGCAGGAAGCCTTTGTTTCTTTCGCCTCGGGTCGAACACGTCGAGAAGATGTTCGGACTCTACAAGGATCGCCCCTCCGTGAAGGCAGGGATGATTCACGGAAAGCACAAGGGCGTCGACAGGGCCGAGGTCCTCAACAACTGCAACTTGATTTTCGCCATCCTTCAGCTTGCGAAAGAGGGTCTGGATAGAAAGGATCTCGACTGTCTCATCCTTCCTTTCGGGATCTCGGACGAGGGAATGCTTCGGCAGGTCTACGGAAGAATCCAGCGACCGGTGCTCAACAAGAAAGTCCCGGTCGTCATCGTGTTCGAAGACGAATTCATCCGGCCCATGCACACTGCTTGCAAGAAGATGCGGCATCTGCTGACAAACCTGCGTTATCCCTTCGAAATCGCGCGGGGGACATGAATAAAGTACAAAAGCTCCAAGAAACCCAAGAAGCCTGGACAGACTGCACCCGGTGTGGTCTCTGCCAGCCCGAGGGTAGAGTCAGGAGGCAGGTGGTCTTCGGAGAAGGGAACCCGAATGCCCAGGTCCTCATCGTTGGCGACGCCCCCTCGAAAGAAGACGAGATGGCTGGGCAGCCTTTCAAAGGAAGAGTTGGGGAGCTCGTAGACAGCCTCCTCCACTACATCGGGTCGAGCAGACGAGACGTGTACCTCACGAATGTCGTGGGCTGTCGTGCAACGGAGATCAACAACCCGAAGCAAGACAGGAAGCCGGCCAACGACGAGATCAAGGCCTGCTCCGCGCGGCTCCAGAGAATCATCGAGGTCGTGGACCCCTTCGTCGTTCTCCTTCTGGGAGACGTCGCCTTCAAGACCTTGAGCTCGAGCCCGATCTCCATGACGAAAGCGTTGAATGACGTCCACCGCCAGCAGGTGGAGGTCACGACCATGGGAGTTCTCCTTCCCATCCCGAGAACGGGTTTCGTTTCTCACCACCCGCAGCGCCTTCTGGACAACTGGAACGACAAACCAGGCGGGCCTGTCGAATCCTCGTTCAAGATCTGGAAGAAGGCATTCGAGGTGGCAGACACATACGCCCTCATCTACCGAGGGACCATCCCGCCGGATCGAGGAGAAAGATGAACCACCTCTCAACAGAACAGGCGAAGACCCTCCAGGAGATGCTGGAGGATCTGGCCTCGGAACAGGACCACCTGGCCCTGCTTCAGTCACTCCTCGTGGAGGACAACAAAGACGCCTTCGGGGAAATCGCCGCCTACTTTTCGGCCATGCAGACTCTCCAGAAGAAAGTGGAGGAGCTCCAGGCCAAGGTGAAGAAAGGCAACGGCGACCTCGTGGACGAACTCGCGAAGGTAGGGAAAGGGATCGAGAGGAAGGTCGAGGACGTCAAGAACTACTGTCACAACCTTCCTGAAGAAGCCCTGCAAGAGTCGTTCGTCTTCGACCAGGGCCGGGTGAAGGTCAAAGTGAGCTCCACCAGATTCTCAGTCTCCTACAGAACCGAGGAACTTCTGGAAGACCATCCGGAACTGGAAGAGATCTACGTGGATGGCGACCCCGTGGTCGGGCGAGTCGTCTATCCGGATGTTCTCGAAAGGCTGATCGCATCTGGAGAGGTGAAAATCAAGAACCTCGAAAGGTACCGAATCGCCGTCAAAGAGCGGAGCCCGAGTGTCTCCGTTCAATTCAAAGGTCTGGGTGACGAATGAATCCTGGACGCGGAACTACCGCACCACTCAAGACCGGCTACCGCGTCACGGTGAAGAAGGGCCGTGAGCAACACAATGAAATGGAGGAGATCGTAATGCCCCCAGGAAAGGCGTCTCCCGAGAAGACGGCCAGTGTCGGACTCTCGGCCAGCATCGGCATGGCCAAGGAATACGGAAGCGAGAAGTTCGAAGTCGCCGTGTGGTGCACGCTTCCCTGCCTGCCGGACGAAGAGTCCGTCGCAGTGACCTACCAGGAGTGCTACGACCACGTAGAGCGTGAGCTTCGGGAGCGGTCGAACCAGGTCGTCCTGAAGTTCTTCCCGGAGATGAAGAAGTGACTCCCTTCATCCGGAACATACGTCTGTCGGGGGTCATGGTCGGCGAGGTGCGGCTCCGACGACTCGGACCGACCCCCCTCGACATGGCGAAGATCGTCCTGGTCGATGAGAACTACAACCCGGTCAGCTTCTCGCTGTTCTCCGCCTTGAGTCTGGAGAGTCGGAAGCTGGCCGAGGCGCTGTGTGCGTCGATCGAGAACGATTTCCTGTCGATCATCTCCGTTCAAGAATCCGGGGATGGGGAAGGCACGGAAGACGAAGACGAGGATCAGGGCGTCAAGTTCGGCTAGCCATCTCTCGCCGTTGACCCTGAAGAGATTGACGGCATAAGCTAGCCGAACCCCTTGTCCTCAAACCCCGCATCCCCCCGCTCCGTTAGTTGCGGAGCGGGGGGCGGTCTTTCTCGGAGAGCCAGTGAACTACGACCTGAGTCTGGTCGCATCCGTACTGGAGAGCAGAGATCTTAGTGTCCCACTGAAATTGGGCTTCAAAGCCAAGATGCTAGGTCAGGAAGCCCAGACGTACTGGGACATCATCATGGACAGGTACAACCGGTTCCATGAGGTTCCGGATGTGACCTTCTTCAAAGGGATGGTCCCCTCCTACGTCCACGTCCCGCCGACGAACAACATCGAGTCCATCATCGACGAGGTCAGAACTCGGTATCTCCACGAAGAGGTGAACGAGGCCCTGAAAAGGATCGCCGAGGCCAACAACATCAATCCCTGGGTCGCGAAAGCAGAGATGCTCCGGATCGCAGAGGGGTTGAGTCTCGAACTCTTCCAGGGAAACACTGACCTCATCGCAGGCGAGGACAAAAGAGAAGTCCTCAACCAGTTGCACCTCCTTCAACGTTCCGGAGGTCTTCTGGGGCTAGCCTGGCCGTGGGAGTACTTGAACAACAACTCCATGGGCTTGATGCCCGGGAACTTCATCTACATCTACGGTCGCGAAAAATCTCGAAAGACCTTCCTTCTTCTCTACCTGGCTCTCTTCTGGGAATCCTGCGGACTTCGAGTCCTCTTCAACTCCAGAGAGATGTCGCGCGAGGAGATTGCCTGGCGCCTTTACCCGATGCGCGCCGGCCTGTCCTACCCAGACATGACGAAAGGCCACGTCTCAACGGACGGAATGTACACGCTCGAAATGGCGATGGACTCGCTGTACGAGCAGAAGAACATCATCGTCTCGGAAGCAGGTGGGGGGATCGCTGGTCTTCGAGCGAAGATTGAGGAGATTCAACCTGATGTAGTCATTCTCGACTACATGAAAGCCATCGCCGACGACGAGATGGGCGACAAGTTCAACACGAAACAAGACGCCTACGTCGCCCGAACCGCAGACCTGGTGAAGAAGATCGCCCAGAACCCCAAGAAGAAGATTCCCATCGTTGCGTGCGGCCACGCGAATCGAGAAGGGATCAAGCTCAAGGGTCAGGGGACAGAAGAGATCGGACACTCGGACCACATCGTAAGAAGAGCAGACATGGCGATTCGAGTCATCGTGGATGACGTGGCCGGAAGAATGGGCCTCATCATCAATGCTGGTCGGAACGTTCAGAAGTTCTTGTCGTGGACCATCGACGCCAGGCTCGATGCCAACTTCGGGACCTTCATGACCTCCGACACTTCATGGATCGACGACATGGAGAGCGTAAACGTCGCCGCTCGAAAGACGAAAGAAGCGGCAGACGCGGCGGGGGTGTCCTCCGAGGACATCAAGTCGAAAATCGGAAAGCTGGCCGCAAAGAACGGTATGCGCAGAACCTAGGGAGATCGCCGTGGATATGAACTACACCCACATCACCTTCATCATGGACCGCTCGGGCTCCATGAACTCCATCAAGGACGACGCCATCGGTGGCATCAACAACCTGGTCGAGACCCAGCGGCTCGAGGCCGGGAAGTGCACGATGTCGTTCATCCAGTTCGACGACATCTACGAGGAGGTCTACAGCTTCGTCCCGATCGCCGATGTCCCCCTCCGGAACAACCAGAACTACACGCCCCGCGGCGGAACGGCACTCCTCGATGCCATCGGTCGGGGACTCGCCACCACGAAGGAACAGCTCGCGGGGATGCCCGATGAAGAGCGTCCCGGAGTGGTGATGATCGCCATCCTCACGGATGGTCATGAGAACCAGTCCAAGGAGTACACCCGGTCCCAGATCCGGGAACTCATCGAGTCGGTCTCGAAAGAACTCGATTGGAAGGTGTCCTACCTCGGGGCCACCCTGGACGCGATGAACGTGGCCGCAGATCTCGGAGTGAACCCGGCCATGGCCGCTCGGTTCGCTGCAGAGAGCTCGAACGCCCAGGCGGCCTACGGTTCCCACAGCAACATGGTCACTCGGGCCCGGAAGGCCGGTGCTGCAGGTCAGTCGATCACTCCGGAGAGCATCGGGTACACGACCGGTGAGCGTGGGCTGATGGTCGAAAACCCCAAGAAGAAGTGAGCCTCGAGGTCCGGGTTCAAGAAATCATGGACCTGTACTTCTCGGAAGTACGGCCCATGGGAGAGAGCAACCTGAAGGCCGTCTGTCCCTTCCACTCGGGGGACGACCGAACTTTCAGCATCAGTCTGGAATCCGGAGCCTGGATCTGTTTTCACCGAGACTGCGGTGAGAGCGGGTCCTTCGTCACGCTGCTACGAAAACTCGGCCTGTCGCCAACACAAATCGACAGGACGGTTCAGAACGTCAAGCCGAAGCTCGCGGTTCCAGACTTTCTGCGCATAAGGGCCGAGCTGGCCAAGGAGCCCGTATTCCTTCCCGAATACATCCTGGGAGTTTACGGGGGGCCGCCTGCTCAACTTCTACGAAAGGGCTTTTCAGAAGAAATCCTCCGAGCCCATGAAGTAGGGTACGACGCGCAACGCCAGAGGATCACTTTTCCGGTTCGCGATTTCGCGGGCCGGCTGGCGGCAATCAACGGGAGGGCAATCGAGAACTGGATGAGTCCTCGCTACAAGGTGTACGACGCGCGGAAAGGCGGAGAGTTCTACGGGGTCGTTGAGAAGTACGTCCCGGACAACCGTCGACACCTCTACGGGTTTCACACCGTGTACCCGGAACGGTTCTTTAAGGATGAGGCCGGTTGTTCGCCTCTGATTCTGGTTGAAGGGTACAAAGCGTGTCTCTGGTTGAGACAGCTCGGATTCCCTCACACGGTCGCGCTTCAAGGTTCATCCCTTTCACGGGCGCAGAGAACCCTGCTGGAAAGATTGGCAGGTCCCTTCTACGTGATGCTCGACCATCAAGCTGGAAAAGGATTCCCGGACAGTTTTGGGCGCTGTGCTGCGCTACAGATTGCGGAGGCTCTAGGCCGAGCAGGGAAGGCCCTGATCTGCCAGTACAAGTCTCGGACCATCAATACGCAGCCAGATTCCCTGAACGAAAAAGAAGTTCAGGATATGATCGACGAGGCCCAAAGCCCAATTCAACTTCGCCTTTGATCCTAAGTAATTCCAAAGACCCTACGTAATTCAAATGATCCTAAGTGAGGTTCCTGTGAGTGAATTCGATGGATTCCGTGCCCACGTACTGAACCGTGAGAAGGAGCGCGCCGCTCGGAAGCAGAAGGGCCTCAAGCCCTGGGAGATGAGCGAGTTCCGCCTCTCCGTCGACGAGCAGGCCCTCTGCCGGTTCCACCCGACCGGGGAACAGCCCTACGTTCGGAAGTACCACTGGCCCGAAGGAACGGGGCCGAAGACCTGTACGGCCGAGATGGCCCTCTTCAGCGGGAAGTGCTGCTACTGCCACTACGACACCGACCACAAGACCAACGAGCAGCGGAAGCTCGAGGAGGCTCGGAGCAAGAAGGAGCAGTACAAGAAGGTCCAGTCTCGGCTGAACCAGCAGTCCCGGTCGATGATGCAGGTGACCGACTTCCGGTACTACCACATCAGCGCGTCCAGCACCGGGGAAGGGAAGGACGTGATCGTCTGCAACGTCGAAGGGCCCGACGGAGACCCCGACCGCTGTGAGCAGTGTGCGGACGAAGACGAGGCGACCAAGGCCCGGCTCTTCGGCGGTGCTCGCCGGTGGGAGCTGAAGGACGACCACCTCGGGCAGATCTTCGCTGCACATCAGCGCCTCAAAAAGATCTGCATCTTCCAGCACGAAGACGGGTCTCTCTGCGAACAAGAGGCCTACGTGATCGAGCTCAACTGCCGTGAGTGCGGTCACAACCTCGAGGACCCGGAGAAGGTCCGGCGGATGCCGACGAAGGAGATCGAGGCCAAGTCCAAGAAGGACGTGGTCTGCCCGAACTGCACCAGCAAGGACAGCCCGACCCAGGTCTTCGCCTGTCGGGGAGGAGAACACGAGGCCAAGCCCGGCTCGATCTTCGACAAGTCCGTACGGGTGATGTGCTCGGGCGAGATGAAGGAGACCTGGGACAAGAAGAAGTACGAGGACAAGGTCTTCACCTTCGACACGAACTGCGAGATCTTCGAGACCGCCGAAGAGACGCTGCAAGCCTGGGGATTCGAAGACGAGGAAATCAAGAAGATCCTCGCTCCGATCGACTTCTCCTGGACCTTCCGTCCGGAGTGGATCAACCCGAACGACCACAAGGAAGACGAGGAGTACGTCAACGCCGTGCTCGACGCCCAGGCCGAGGCCATCAAGAAGGTGAACCCCTGGGGAACGGGCCCTGCGGGTGGCTTCAAGGGCGGTGGCGGAGCTCGCAGCTTCCGTCGAGTGTAGTTCGGTTCCGCGCATAAGGTAGGCGGAAAGGGAAGTTCACCCTTCCGCCTACCTACACGGAGCGAACGATGTTGAACATCTCTTCGGAGCACATGGCTGCGCTGGGTGACGCAGTCATGCTCGTCGACGAAGACACGATCTACATCAGCTCCGGAAAGTGGCTCATCGTCACCTCCGGAGCTGATCACTACTTCACGAGTGACGTTCTCGAAATCTTGAACGATGCCCCCGACGGAACTCTCGTCGACTGGCGAGTAATCAACGCCAAAGAAGTCTTCGCCGAGGCCAAGAAGTTCGTCCCAGACCGTGGAGCCAGGGCGCTCGACATCTACCTGTCAGCCGACAAGTACGCCATGTACCAGAGGTTCACCGCAGAGACTGTCCGAGAGCTGCTGTCCGAGAACCAGAACATCTGGGAAGAGCCGCTCTACAACCTGACCGATCTCTTCGGAGGAGGAGCTGCGAGAGTCCAGTACCAGAGACCGGATCCTACCTCGAGTCGATTCGCTCCTGAACCGACGGCCCACATCTACACCTTCGATCTCGACGGAAGAATCCTCGGGGTCAACGCCAAGCACTTCAAGGCCTTTTACGAAATGGAGTTCGGGATCACCTGTCCTACGAATGTCGGGCGTCCGGATTTCCTCGGCATGATGCAGAGGGACAACGAACCTGATGTGTTCGGAATGTTGGTCCCGCTTCTGAAGATCGGGGTCCACACCCATAAGGATCGGGAGCTGTACCTCGACGTGGCCCAGGTGAGCTGGGAAGCTCCAGAGTCTGGTCTTCAGGCGCTTCGAAAATACACGAGCTACACGCCCGGAAGTCGGTCAACTGCCACGACGCTGGTTCAGAGAAACGCCAGCAACAGCCTCGTCGAGGGCGTCGCCATTCTCCGATGGCACGGCTTGTCCGACGTAGAGATCGACACGCTGCACCGCGAGGGGAAAGAAGGAAGCCTTCAGGGTCGGAAGAACGAACTGCTCCGACAACTGCAGGGCTACGTCGACCTCTTTCAGATGGAACCCAAGGAGTGGTCCCTCCGAGAGGTCACGCTGAACGGGATGGAACGAGAACTCCAGGACCTGGAACTCGAGGGCTTCGTGTACGGGGCCAGCGAGAAGGAAGCCATTGCCTGGATTCGAGAACACATGAAAGGGCCTAGGAGACCTGGATGAGATTTCAGACCTTCGCCCCTCCTCCGATCTACGTCGACACACCCCAGCTCATCGAAACTGCCATCCGGGACTGCCTGGATGCAGAGGTGATGCTGGGCGTCGACACCGAGACCTTGGGTCTCTTCAAGAACGAGGACGGGTCCAAGCGCTTCAACATGACCGACGAAGTGGTGGTCATGGGGCTCAGCCCTCGGGACGATGTCAGATACCTCGTCCCGAGGGTGAACCTCAACTATTTCCGCCCTGTTCTGGAATCGGATGTACCGAAGGCGCTGACCTTCGCAAAGTTCGACGTGCACAGGATCATGAACTCCTCGGGCATCAAAGTTGGCGGTCCCTGGATCGACACCGTGGTTCTCGACTTCCTTGTAGATGAAGACCGCCGAGAAAACCGGCACGGCCTCAAAGACTGCATGGCCGACTACTTCGACTACCCGATGAACGAGTACAAGGAGCTGTTCGGAAGCGAGGACCCGCGGGCCATTAAACCCGGACACCCTGCGTGGCAGAAGTACCTCGACTACTCGTCCCTCGACCCATGGGCCACGCGAATCCTGGCCATGAAGTTGTTCGGACTTCTCGACAAGATCGAAGTCTGGCCAGCAGACGACGAGAACGATCCCTACACGCTGACCCAGATGTACTGGGACACCGAGGAACCGCAGCTCAAGACACTCTGGGGAATGGAACGCCGCGGAATGCGGGTCAACGTCGACCATCTCAAGAAGGTGAGAGCAGTCCTCGAAGAGAAGATGGAAGAAACGGCTTTCGAGATCAACAAGCTCGTCGGCTACCCCATCAACCCGAACTCGACCGACCAGATGGGCGAGTACTTCTTCAACGTGAAGAAGTACACCCCGCTCTCCTTCACCGAAAAGAAGCAGGTCCCGCAGGTCAACGAGACGCTCTTTTCCCATCTGGCTCTCGGAAAGACCCAGGATCCCGTCGCCAAGCTCGTCATGGTGTACAAGAAGTGCAGCAAACTTCGTGGCACCTACGTCGACGGAATCCTGAAGTTCCTCTTTCTCGATGGCCGGGTCCACACCGACTACAGCCCGACAAAGACTACGGGCCGACTCGGGAGTTCGAACCCGAACCTGCAGAACGTTCCTCAAATCACGAAGGACGACCCCTACCGAATTCGGGAAGCCTTCCTCCCCGAGGAGGGGAACGCCTTCATCATCGGGGACTACTCGCAGCTGGAGATGCGAATCATCGCCGACATGTCTGGCGACGAGACGATGATCAATGCCATCCTCGATGGCCGGGACATGCACATCTTCACGGTCAGCACCATCGAAAACGCTGACTACGACGAATGTGTCGCAGCTCGTGAACGGGGAGAGAGCTGGATAGAAGAGAAACGAACCGCAATGAAGAAGACCGGGTTCGGGATTCTCTATGGCGAGTCAAAGGTTGGTCTGGCCGCACAGCTCTCCGAAGAGCTCGGTCGGTACGTCTCTCAAGACGAAGCCCAGACCTTCATCAACCAATACCTCAACACCTACCCTGGTGTTCGTCGCTGGATCGCCGAGAAACACTACGAGGCGAAGAGTCGGGGATATGTTCAAACGATCTGCGGGCGCTTCCGCAGACTTTCGAAAGCCAAGTATGGCCGAAGCAGGGAAATCGGCCATGCACTTCGACAAGCACAGAATGCCCCGATCCAGGGGTCTGCTGCCGACATCGTGAAACGAGCCATGATCAACCTCGCCGCAGATGGACGATTCGCAGACTTGGGGTGGGCTCTCATCCACCAGGTCCATGACGAGCTCATCGGAGAAGGGCCGATTGAAACGGCATCAGAGGCTAGGGAGATCATGGAGTACTACATGTCGACGCCCCTCAACCCTCCGCTGCGAGTCCCTCTCGTGGTGAAACCGAAGATTGCGAAAAACTGGGCCGAAAAGTAGGAGAAACCGTGGAAAAGCGCGCAGTGGTGAACACGCCGAAGGAGAAGAAGGCTCACGTGGAAGCCTCCAAGGTAGTCGACAAGTCGAGAACCGAGAGGGCCGTGGTCAACACGGGCCAACAGGAGGACAAAATCGTCCAGAAGGAGGACTGCCAGCAGGAACTCTTTCGGGAGGAACAGTAGGTGGGCCGCAAGAGTCGGGACACCCTCGGTCCGAAGCTCGTCGCCGAGAATCCGATGATTCCGAAGACGAACGAGCATGCGAACCTCGCCGAACAACGGAACATGATGACGGAGGCCAAGACTCCAGAAGAGCGTTTGGCCGCTCTCGATGAGATCTGCGGGAGGACCTTCGGGAAGGGCATCCAGATGTCCACCCTGCGAGGAGTTCACGGACTCAGAGAAGAGGTCCGTGGAGTCATCCACACCGGTTCTTTCGGCCTCGACATCGCTCTCGGAGTTGGTGGACTTCCTCGTGGGCGAATCGTCGAGATCTACGGGGACTACGCCTCGGGAAAAACCACCCTGGCCTTGCACTGCGTTCATCAGTGTCAGAAGGCGGGTGGTATTGCAGCGTTCGTGGATGTCGAGCACGCCCTGGACCCGAACTACGCCCAGGCCCTCGGAGTCGATCTGGATTCGACCCTCGGCTATCAACCGGACAACGGTGAACAAGCCCTTCAGACCGTCTCCCACCTCGTCGAGACGGGGAAGGTGGACTTGGTCGTCATCGACTCCGTCGCAGCGTTGGTTCCACAGAAGGAGCTCGACGGAGAGATCGGGGACCACAATCCAGGTGGCCAGGCTCGTCTCATGGGTCAGGCGCTTCGGATCATGACCCCGAAGATCGCGAGGAGCAACGCGGTCGTCATCTTCCTGAACCAGATGCGGGAGAAAATCGGAGTCACCTTCGGGAGCCCGAAGACGACGAGCGGTGGGAAGGCTCTGCCTTTTTACGCCTCGATTCGGATTGAGACGACGAAGCTCGGAGCCCTCTCGGCCAACGACGAGAAGTTCGGAAGTCGGACTCGACTGAACGTCGTGAAGAACAAGGTCGCCCCTCCCTTCAGGTCCTGCGAAGTGGACATCATCTGGGGAAAGGGCATCTCGATGTTCGGGGAACTCCTCGACTACGGAAGCCAGTACGGCCTCATCCAGAAGAGCGGCTCCTGGTACAACTACGGGGACATTCGCCTGGGTCAGGGAAAGGAAAACGCCATCCTCACTCTCCAGGGAAATGAATCTCTGGCGGAGGAACTGGTCGGACTCCTGGCCCAGAAGTTGACCCGGTAGTGGAGAAAGGCCCACGAAAAGTGACTTGTCGAGAATGCGGTGAAGGCGGAATCCTCTTCATCGGCAAGAGCATTGGACGAGACAAAGTCCAGGTGTCGGACAACATCCGGCATAAGGAAGATTGCAGTCGCTTCCGTCGGCCTCAACCCATCCATCTTCGGAACAAGAGTAGTTGGCGTGCTCAAGAAAAGCGCGCCAACGCCTTGGTCGGTGCCAGAGCTACCCCAGCTTCTGGTGCCTTAGGGCTGGATGGAGACGGAAGGACATTCGGAGTGTGGCGAGTGGAAGCAAAGCAAACAAGTAGAGGGCACTTTACCGTCACTCCAAAAATCTGGTCGAAACTGGTGAACGGAGCCATGGCGGTAGGAGAACAGCCCATTCTCCACGTCGAGCTTCGCGGGCTTCCCGGAGAGCCGACCTACAGGTTCGTCGTCGTTCTCAAAGAGTGGTTCGACGAGTCAGGAACCAGGTGCATCGAGGGTCTTCATCCGTGGGTCGATACCCTACTGGGTCTCTACCCGAGAACACTTCCTCTGCACCCACCGGCAGTAGCCCTCACCGAACAACAGTTCATCGACTTCAAGGCTGCCAATGAATCTTCGGGAAGTGATCTATGACTCCCTGTGGGCCGAGTACGGGGCACAGGGGCAGTACCTGTGGGAGGAGTTGGTCCAGCCCTCCTCGGTAGAGCGTGCGTTCAGCCAGAGTGCTGTACCCACGAATGAGAACAAGCGTTTCGCGTTGATGCGAGCAGCCGAACTCGAGCAGAGAGAACTGCTCACGAACTACCTCGCTGCCGCCAACAGAGGAACCTTCTCCCGTGGCCACGCTCTCACGATGTCGGACAAGGCCTTCACGACCTTCGCGGGCAGCCTTGGAGACACGATGCTCGACGTGGCGGTCGTATCCACTCTCGACTTCAGGACGGGGTTCCTGGACCCGAGACTGGCGATCCCCGCGGGAGCGAAAGCTCACATCGAAGGGTTCCAGAAGCTGAACATCGGGGCCCTCGACCGAAGCAACCAGTCGTGGTTCTGGTACACGGTGACCGGTGACTTCGAGACCGCCCACACCTACATGCAGGCCGCAGTTCGAGGAGACTCTGTCCCGGCCTGGACGGGCCTGGTCACGACTCCGAACCAGCCTCTCACCGACAAGATGAACACCCTCATTTCCTCCATCGGGACAGACAAGAACCTCGACGGAGGAACGAAGCACCGGGAGAGGAACGTCATCCATCCCTCCGAAATTTCGACATCCCCCTGCGACCGGAAGATCGCCTACGGGTTGTCGGGAGAGGAGGAACTGGAGCGGGAATCCCTTCGGTTCAAGAAGCTCCGAAGGATCTTCGACCTCGGCCACATCTACCACGACATCGTCCAGAAGGCGCTGTCCTGGTCCCTCCCGCACTTCAGAGCAGAGGTTCCTGCAAAGAACAAGAATCTCCGGATCTTCGGCAGCTGCGACGGGGTCGACCAGAAAGAAGGAATGGAGATCAAGACCATCTCCCTTCTCGGCCACTCGACACTCACGAAGCCGAAACAAGAACACATCGAGCAGGCGACCATCTACGCAGCGAACCTCGGCCTGGACGCTGTCTCGTACATCTACGTGTGCAAAGAGACCGCAGAAATCACGGTCTACCGAATCCCCGTAGACAGGAACGTCTGGCATCGCATCGCTACTCGGGCGACCAGAATCATCCAGGCCGTGGACAAAAAGGAGCTTCCTCAAAGAATCTCTGGAAAAGACTCCTACTGCAAGGCTTGCAAGTACAGCTGGATCTGTAAGCCAGAACTCGTTCCACCCAGCGTCGACAGGATGTTTCAACGATGAGCGACGACACGCAGGTAGGCGGGGGAGGAAGGTTCTCGGTTGCGAAGAACCTCAAGGTGGAGGAACTCCTCCAGATCTACGATGGGATTCTCCCGGATGTGGATGCAGCTCTGGCCGACGCCGGAGTCTCCCACACCCTGGCCATCCCGGGAGCACCCGACGAGCTCGAAGGAATCGTCCTCCTCGGAGTAAACGGTGACCCGTTTCCGCCCGAGGACCTGACCGCGATCGACCAGGTCCAGATCGGGAAGCTCTTCACGTTCTTTCACAACTGGGCGAACTACGTGACCGCTGAATGCTCGAGGGCGAAGAGCCACCTCGACATCCAGACGAGCCGGAACGACATCATCCGTTCGGCTCTTCGGGTCTACTACATCAAAGACAAGAACATCCCGGCGAACCTGGCAGACGACTACATCAACACCGACGCCAGGTTCGTTCAGTGCGACGCCGACCTTCTCCGCCTCAAGACCTACTACAAGGCGATGGAAAGTCGGCACGAGCAGCTCAAGAGGACTCTGAACAACATCTCCCGAGAGCAGACCCGCAGAGGCGAAGAACTGAAACGGGATATTCACGAAGGTGGTTCGAGTGCTCCGGACTTCCGCAGGTGAAAGCTCTGCGATTCGAGTATGTAGGACTGCCGGAATCTGTAAACCACCTGTACTTGGTGAAAGGTGGCCGGAAGATTCTTACGACCCAGGGGAGGAAGTACAAGAACGACTTCATCCTCCGAGGTGGAGGAGTTCCTCCTGCGGACCTCATGGCGTTCAACCCTCAACAGAACGAACCCTACGAGCTCAACCTCTTCTTCTACATGCTCGAAGAAACGGTCTTGAACCTGACGTACGGCGTGGACAAGAGAGTGAAATCCCCATTCGCCGACATCGATACCACGAACTTGATCAAGCTCGCGGAAGACTGCATTGCGACAGTCGTCGGAATACGGGACCGGAACAACTTCGACGTCCACGCCCACAAAAGGATCACTCTTGGAGAAGAGAGGTTGGTGGCTTGGTTGAGACCACTCGAAGGGGTGATCATCGAGAGTGACGAAGATGGCTGGTAAAACCGATGATCGGCTGCGAAAGCTGCTAACCGTTCATCAGAAAGCTCCAGAGGCTCCAAAGAAGAAAAAGAAGGAGCCCGCAGGGTTGAAATATGACCCTGAAGATGTAGTAGAAATGAGCGAGTCAGAGTTAGTAGAACTCGCACATCTCGTAGGATTCGAGACCGCGTCTCGGCTCCTTCCAAGGGAAGAACTCGTGGACCTGGTCTGGTTCCAGCGGGAAAGTCCTGTCCCCGAAGACCAGGTTCAATCGATCCGTGAGAGGACCGCAAAGTTCGTACAGGACAATCAACGGCTCATGGCCAGTTCCATGCCGTGCAATCTGGACTGTCCGGCTTGCCCCTCTAGAATCGTGATCGAATGCTACACCGTGAACCATGACCTGGTTGACTGAAGAAGGGGAGAAAAGAAGATGAGTACCGCAATCGATGTGAACACCCCCACGAACAACATCCTCGACAACCGCCCGACCATGATCAAGCTGGCCCAGGAAGTGTTCGGAAGGGCTCAGCCCTCCGTCGTCCGGGCCTTCGGCCAGTTCTCCAAGCAGCATGACCTGGCCCGTCTGATCGATGCGAAGCGGGCGGGGACCTTCGACTACGGGGCCGCGATCTACGACATCGGAGGGGGAACCAAGTACCCGATCAATGTCGCAGGAGTCATGGCGGTCCTCGACAAGTCGGACGCCGGTGAGGCCATCACGGCCGAAGACATCGGAGCCATGTACACCCAGGGACCTCTCAACGAAGAGGTCCTGAAGAAGTCCGCCGAACTCCTTCCGAAGATCGTGCTCAAGAACGGCGCGACCAACGGAGTACACAAGCCGCAGAAAACGGCCGCTCCGGTGGCCGAGGGGGAAGTCCAGGTGAACGAACAGAAGGAAGAGCGCAAGGTCGTCGAGTTCCGAAAGAAGGAGCCCGATCCTGCAGTGGAAGAGGCCCAGGATGTCGGCCCGGTCTTCGAGGAGCTCCGGACTCTCCGTGAGGGTCTGGCGGACGCCTTCGAGGCGGTGTCGAACTCGGCAGACGCGAACTACACGGTTCTCCGTGCCTACCTCGACACGGTTCTCCGGAACCAGGAGGCTCTGAACCAGACCCTGAAGAAGCTCTCCGAGTTCTACGGGGAGATCGAGCTCAACCCCGTCGAGACCCACGTCACCGACAGCCCGGCCCAGCGGCCGACTCCGGTCGTGAAGCCGACGAAGGCCGCGAAGGTCGAGCAGGTGGAGGAGGCGGAGTCGACCAAGACCCCCACTCCGACGAAGGCCATGAAGGCGCGGGCAGCCGCAACCGAGACCAAGCTCCCGCCCGAGGCAGGGGACACGGACAAGGCGGCCCTGATCGCAGAGCTCGAGATCACCCCGGAGAGCCTCAAGAAGCTGTCCCTCGAGGAGCTTCGGAAGCTCGCCGAGCAGGTCGGGGTGAAGGAAGCCCACAAGATCGTCTTCCCGAAGGTCGTCCGTCGGAAGATCCACGCCGAGCTCGGATGGGCAGCGCCCAGCGAGTGAGGTTACGACCCTGACTAGCAACGGCTAGGTCGAGGGTTGTCGGTGGTGGTGGTGAAACCGAAGGGGGGTGGAGAAATCCATCCCCCTTCCTTTTTTCGCCTTCAGTCCAGCTTTACGCCCAGGTAGGCGGCCAGAGACTTGATGGCGTCTTTCGTCTTCCCATCTTTGATGGCCTCGACCTTCGCCTTCAGGTCCTCCAGACGAACGACTTGTTCGGCTTCGGCACCCTCAGAGATGGCTTTCGAAAGCGCGCGTTCCTGCTGCTTCCGCTCGTCCGTCTTCTCCAAGATCATCTGGGTGTGGAAGTCGTAGATGTAGTCCGACGGCGGCTCGAGAGGTTCTGGAGACTGAACGAGCGACTGCCCTGCCTGGAGGAAGACTCTTCCACGAGTACAGACGATGACTTCTCCGGTCTTGGCGTCGATGAGGCAGTTGTACAAGACTTCTCCTAGTGGAAGACCAGGATCTTGCAATTCTGCCCTTGAAGAGCAGTCGGCAAAACTCCAGTCCCATTCGAAGCCCCGGAGACAGTCACGACCCCTGCCGCAGTCCAGGAGACGTAGAACTCTCGGGAAGCGGAAGCAGCGTCGGCAAAGCCGCTGACCAGGTATCGCCCCAGGGTGGAGTGGAAGACGGAGACGATCACTCCTCGGATGGTCGTGAATCCGGTTGCGACATTCGTCTCTGCGACTCCGGAGGTCGTTCCGCTGAAGGTTGTGGTTCGGAAGGCTCCGCCAGATTCTCCGGCGTCATTGACGTCTTCGAACTTCCCGAACTCGATTCCGGTGTCGTCGTCGTTGAGTCGGATTCCGTACTCGGCCCCAGATGCAGAAGCACGAATCCGAAGAGCACCATTTTGGTCGACCTCAAAAATGAAAGCCTTGGTTCCATTGGTGAGATCTCGAAGAACGATCCGGTTGACCGTGAGCTCTCCGTCTCGGTCGACCTTGGCGGCTGCCAAACCTCCAGTACTGGAGGGATGTCCGATCTGGAGGAGGACCTCCGTACCTTCGTCCCCAGACTTGAGCTGAACCGGAGCTTCATCCACGGCCTCGATCAAGGTTCCATTGTCGTAGGCGGACTGAAGACTGCTCGTTCCTGGAGGACCCTCTCCGCCGACCACGTTCATGAACGTGACGAGCTCACCGACCGACGGGATGTACTCGTCCTCGAAGGTGACCTGGGTTGTCCCCGTCTCGACGTAGTGAAGACCGAGCTTCTGAAGAATGCCGCCAACGTAGACCACGAGCTGATTGCTGGCCGGAAGGAACGTGAAACCTACGTTCTTGACAGCCGCTCCGTTGGCGATGAGCTCGTTCCGATCGGTCGCAGAATTCAGAGACCCGAAGGTCTTGACGTCCCCGTCTGTGAAGACCGTTCCGTTCCGAAAGTAGAGCTTCCCATCGATGCCTCGAACCGCCAGAACGACGCGTCCGTCGGAGAGATTGCCAGCGTTGTCCAGCTCGGACTGACCCGGGGCACTGATGGTCCCAGCATCTCGGTCCACGTCGATGAAGATGGTGTCATTGGCGGAGGTGAGACCCGTCACGCTTCCAGCTGCAATGCCGATAACGGTCTCTCCTGGGATTCGGACTCGGAGAGTTCCGGCCCAGGCCAACTCTCCGGTTCCCGCGTCCCAGGTGATGATTCCACCGTCGGTGAGTGCGAAGTTCCGATCCTGCCGCGCTGTGGTCGCAGACTCGAGATCGTTGCCCTGTTCTCTCTTGAGTCCCGGCATGGCCTACGCCCCCATGTTGTCGGCCACGGTGTACCGACCTTCGACGTAGGAGATCAGAGCTGCGGCCGAAATCGCAGTGATGGAGGCGTCTCCGCTGAACTCCATCCGATCATTGTGGTCCAGCAACAGGTCCATCTCGATGATCACGCTAGCGTCAGAGCCTCGAACTGCCGAGTAGGACCTGAAGGTGTTGAACCCAGGAATTCGACCCCGAACGGTGATTCGGGTCCCGACCGGAGCTGCCACCGAGTCGAGAGTCAGGAAGAGTTTGATGCGAGCTTGGCGCACGCCTTTCGGCAGAAAAGCTCCGGTGAAGTCCACCGCAGTGAAGGAGCTGACTCCAGAGAAGGAGAGGGCTGCAAAAGCCGTCACGATGTCGTGGTCGAAGCCGAGAGTGACGAGACTCCCTTGCTTCACGAAGGATCGGAACTGCCCACCGCCAACGAAGACAGACGTGAGGAATTTGTAGTCCTCATCCGAGGGGTGTTTATTTTAGTTAGTGTTGTCGGGCGCCAGGCTCGCCACCACGCCTCGAGGCGGATCTCCTGAAGTGACCGCCGGGTAGAGGTAGACGTAGTTCCACGCACTCGGGGTCAGAGTGTCGGCCGGGAAGATCTGGGAATCGAGGATCGAGACTCGGTTTGCAGTAGTCGTGCTTCTGTAGGCCACTCCATTCGACCGAAGAACTCCACCTCCGGTGAAGATGGCCCGGGTCGTTCCTTGGGTGGACCACACGGTTTCGAACCCGCTCATCAGGTCGAAGTCGCTCCAGACCGCGTAAGGGTTCCCCACGCCTGGAGTCGAAGAGTTCGCGAGCCCTGCCCCTCTCGGAGCGGGAACTTCGAACTCCAAGACCCCCGGGGCGACCTCGGTCACGCTGACGGAAGAGGTCCCCTGGAAAGCAGAGAGGTCGGTCTCGTCCGACCCTTCTCCCTGAAGACCGATGAAGGCCTCGACATAGTCGTCACTGTCGGGCCATTCCCACTCGGGATCATGGGTGGCGTCCGGATGACCGAGTGCAGTCCCGTCGTCTCGAAGCCAAAAGATCCGAATCCCCGTTCCTGAAGCGTCCTGTCTCTCTTCCACGTAGTGGTCGAACTCGGTGATGGAGCCAACCAGAGCTCCTGCGGGATTGATTCCGTTCCAAAACGCGTTCGAGGCACGCTGCTTCAACCCGTTTCGGTAGACCATGAGCTCCCCGGTTCCCACCCGGTACGAGCGGTTCGGAAAGGCTCCACCGACCGTGAAGTCCGCAGACTGGGTCCCCGTCCCCAGAGCTCGGAACATCCACTGAATGCCGGACTGGACGCCTCCGAGACGGGTCGTCTCTCCGTCGACGAGGCTCTGGCCGTTCCAGAGGTAGAGCCTCCCGTCGGACTTGTGCATCGCCAGAACGAGGACGTTGTCCGTGTCTGGGGCCGAGCCGATGACCGCGATGGTCGGAGAGACGTTGACCACACCTCCGGGGTCTCGAGTGAGGGTGACGTACATCAACGAGCCTGCCGGAATCGTGGCAGGGGAAGAACCCGCCAGGATTCGGTTGTTTCCAACCGAACTCGGGAACTCGATGATGATCGCCGAAGACCAGGTGAAGAACGTGCTGCTCACGTCCCAGGAGATGTCTCCGCCTCCCGTGAGGAAGAACCGGACATTCTCCTTCTGGTTCTCGTGAACCGTCGTGACCTCGGACTGCTGGCCGTACTGCGAGTCGACGAACCCATCCGCCGTGATGGAGAAGCCCTCTCGAAGTCTCCGACCATCGAAGAAGGTGAGGCCATCGGTCGTGGCGATGAAGATGATCTGGTAGTCGAGTCGGGCCGTATCTCCTGCGAGCAGCGTGATGAAAGCCGTCATCGAAGCTGCAACGTCGAGAGCAACAGTCGCTCCGTCCGTGTTTCGATCGAGGATGACGTACCCGACCTTCCCGGCAGTGAGCGTCGCCACCGGGGAGTCGACAGTACTGATCACATTCGTCTTGACCGAGCCCAGCATCCCAGGAAAATGCAGAGTGAGGTTGGACGAGAAAGTCAGGGTGTTGGCGGTGAACCCGATGGTTCCGCCCCCCTCCATGAAGGTGGCCTTGGCTCCCTGAAGAGCTTCGAGAACCACATCGAGGTTCGTGGCCAGCCGTTCGAGAGATCTATTGATCCCGACGTTGCCCAGAAGACTGCCGGACTTCAGCTGTTCCAGGTACTGGATGAGCTCGAGGTCCGTCGTGATCTCGTCGAGGGTCTTGTAGGTGGTCATGGTCAGAACCTGATCGTCCAGCGAATTTCAAGAGTGAAATCGCTGGTCTTGGTGAAGGTCCCGAAAGTCTTGCGAGCGATGAAGTCGTCTCGCCCCGAAAGAAGCCCAGCCTCTGAGATGGAGACGTTCACTTCACTCTCGTCCCACTCGAACACGAACGTCACGTAGGGATTCAGAGCGTCGAACACCACATCGGAGACGATCTTCTCCGAACCACCGATCAGAGTCTCCAGACCTTCGTCGCTGGAAGTCTCCGCGGTGGTACCAGAACCGAGCCAGGCCTGCTGAATCGTTGCATCAGCGTCAGCTGCGAGGGAGCCTGAAAAAGCTGCAGGTGCCAGGATTCGACGGAGAAGGTCTCGTCCGGATGTCGGAGCAGCGCCTCCCGAAGAAAGCCAGCTGGTGACGATGTTGCGTCCATGGATGACACGGGCAACCTCTCCCTTCCTCGGACCGTGCGCGTAGATGAGCCGAGCTTCGACCTCTCCCCTTGGTTTGAAGAGGTCAGTAAAGTCCTCTCCCCTCTTCAGGAAGTTCACCCACCAGCGTCTAGCCGTCGTGAGGAGATTTCGGATCACTCTGAACCTCGTCGAGAGAAGGGGACCGAATCTCATCCTTCTGGTCTTCCTTGTAGAGTCCGGCGACCGCCTCGCCTTTTCTCTTCAGCCTGACCTGGAAGGTGTCCCCCTTCGGGGCCAGAATGTCCTTGAATCTGAGACCTCGGGGCATCCTACCACCTCAGGGGGTCAATTCCGCGATGACGACGGAGTAGGCTTCCCCGTTCGTTGCGAAGGTGTGAGCCGTCGTCCCTGTAGCCGCGGGAACCGTAACGGGCCCGAAAGGAGCCGCTCCTCCGGTGTAGGTGAGGATGATTTCGAACTCTTCGTCTGGGCACGACTCGGTGAACTGATCGTAGAAGACCGTGAGGTAGTCGTTGTTCAACAACGCGAAGTGGTAGGTCCCCGACGGCAGACTCGAAATCGTGCCGAAGGTCAGGGCCGTGTTCGAAGCCACACTCGCGAGCGAAGACCAGTTGTTGAGCCTGCCGAAGTTCTCCCACGTGACCCCAGTGTTGTCCGAAACCGTAGGAGCGTCGAGAACAATCTCGATGGGAGAGTTCACCAAGAGGACTTCAAAAACCCCTTCTCCGGTGATCTCGATAGTGTCTCCGACAACGCAGTTGGCGAGCTTCCCCGATCCGTCGGTGAAAGTGTTGCTTCCTGCGACGGTGTGTCCGAAAGCACTGGTCGTATAGAGCCCGACGGCGAGGTTCTTTCCGACGACAACCCCCGGCCCACCGATTTCTCCGAGGAAAGCACTCCCGGCTCCGGTACCACCGGCGGAACCATTCGTGATTGTCAGGATGCCAGTGAGAAGGGTAGAGGTGCCTCGCATTGCAGCACTCGTCCCGTCCCAGTCCGCTAGACCTTGGTCGTACTTCCAGTCTGCTTCTTCGCCGCCGAACTCCACAGAGTCATAGGCCACGAACAGTTCGCACGGCTGATCGTAGAGTTTCAGAACGACATTGAGAAGCAGGTCGTCCGTGACGATGATGTCGTCCTCGAGCTCCTTGAAGACGATGAAGAGTTCGTCCTTCCAAGTCGGCTTAATTCGAGTAACGAACTCCCCCGCCAGAGAGAGCGTATCGAGAGAGAACGCATCGAGGTTGATGCGGACTGCGAAGGTGTGGAACTTCCGGAGCTCGTTGATGTTGAGGTTCACGAACCATTCTGGGTCGATGACGTAGTCGACCACCTCCACCCCGAGACAGAGTGGATCGAAGGTGCTGACCTCATCCCCGACCTGGAGCTCGGTCCCTACAAGAACCGGGAACAGGTAGTCGATACCAGAGACCGTGATGAGGCCGAGGGTGCCAGAGAAGGCCTCGTTCACTACCTCTACGACGCCCGCCTTCTCTGCGATCGGAAGGCCGATGAGAATGTGAACGCCTTTCTGGATAGCAGCCACCGTGGGCCCCTGCCAGAAAGCGAAGTTCAACCCACGCACTCGTGCTTTGTACTGGTCAGAAGAGGGGGCAACCAAGCCGACATTCGCTCCGAAGTTGTCAGCGATGTATGCTTCGTCGTAGCCGACGTACTCTGCCCACAATCCCTCGAGCGGTGGTTCTTGGAAGAAGATGGTGGAGTCTTCGAGGAAGTAGTCCGTTCCCTCGGTGAGCAGGATGTCAGGCGAGGTAACGACATTTTGGAGCCGAGGAAGCGTGAGAACGTCCTCCTCGAACGAGGGATCTAGGAATCGCCAGTTCGTCGTGGCCGCTCGCAGCTCCTTGATCTTCAGACTCGCGAGCGAGGAGAAGATGGCTGCCGTCGTCGAACGAATGTCGAGAGTCGCGGTCCCGAACCTGGTGGCGGTGAAAGACGGATCCGAAGCGTCGCCGGGGATATCGAGCGCGCAGGAAGTGACCACGGCACTTCCTCGAACCTCATAGGCGATTGAGGAAACCTCAACAGGGAGTCCGATAGTCTTCGTGGTAAGCGTAGATCCATCGACCGACAGAACTTCGTACTCGGTTTCGAAAGCGATGAGTATGTCGCCGGGTACGACTTCCAGAGCTTCGAAGTCGACAGATTCGTCCGTAAAGAAGTTTGTGAGGAGCTCGGATTCATCACCTTCCGTAGTTCCAGCAGTGCCCTCAACCTTGAGATGCCTCAGCTCGTAGACCTCGAGCACAGCTACGCCTGTCCCCGACGTGTAGTTCAGGTCGAGCCTGTAGCCCTCGTCGAGGGACAACGTGAGCGCCGACACTGCTACGGTCGGCATCCCGGAAGGGGAGAAATGGATGATTGCAGCTCGGGGTTTATCTACCTCCGTCTCACTCCCGAGAATCGCAGCAACGAGACCGTCCGTGAGCTGACTCCCATTTCCGAAGTACCCGAAGAGCGCCCCGCTGAACTTCTCAGCACTCTCGACGGTGACATCGACCGAGAAGTAGAGAGAAGCCCGCTCGTTCACGAAACGGATCAGCTGCAGGTAGGTCGCATCGAAGCGAGACCGACTGACGTAGACGCCGTTCAGAAGCTCGGTATTGATGTCGAACGTGAAGAGCTGACTGGCGGCACCTGACAATTCGAGGCCCGGCTCCTCCGAAAAAGGAACCTCACGAACCAGGTCGAGCTGCACCCACTTGCGTTGAGCAATGACCGGGACATCCCGCAAAGATTTCGCGTAGTCGATCTGCCAGAGGTTCAGAAGGTCGCCCGCCACCTGCTGCATGAAGCCAGACCAGGTGACGGAGAAGACTTCCTTGTCGTCCATCAGGTCTCTGTAGAACGACGGGAGCAGCTGGTAGATGAAGTCTGCGTCCATCGGAGTATCGAAGACCGGGTCGTACACCTCTTCGGAAACCACCGATGCCGCGAAGATCCCTCCGGAGTTCGAGGCGAAGATGTAGGCCATCACTCCACCTCGGTGTTGTCTGGAGGCCCTGTCGGGTTCCGGTACGAAACAAGGGCTCGGACAATCCCCACCTGGTCGAAGTACCGGAAAGTCTGGTGAATGTTCGGGTTGATTTCGGAGATGACCGACTTCACGGTGACCGCCCCTTCGATCTCGTCCAGAACCACAAGAACGTTTCCGGTCTCCGGGTCCACAGCCACTGCCGGGCAGGACTCTCCAACCCCTTCGAGGATCTGGTAGGTGGCCGTTCCTGTGGCCACGGAAGTCGAGGAGTAGGTGAAGACTGCCGTCCGGTTTTCGTCGAGGTCCTCCGCCGAGATGTAGAAGATGCCGATGGAGGTGGCGATGTACACGTCACCCGTCGCGGTCACGAACAGGTCGTTGATGGAATCGACCGTGGCATTGAGCCCTGCGGTCGCATGACCCGTGGAGAGGTTCGTGAAGATGGGTGTCCCACCCTCGAACCAGTCGGTAGTCTGGACACTGGTTACTCTGTTTTCGCCATTTGCGAAGTAACAACCAGCCTGTGCGTTGATCCGAACGACGGGTACCTGGCGACGAATGGTGTACTCGGCCCCTGCCTGGTCGAGTTCGAGCTCGGGATCGAGAACGAGATGAGACCCCGGAACGATCTGCTCGATCGCGACGACCGTGTGTTCGGTTGCGGCATCCGTGCTGAGAATGTCCCCGGGTGCGACCTGTTGACCGAGCCAGCTGGTTCCAGCGTCGATGAAGAAGGGGCTCTCGGTGTCCCCGTCTTCGTCGTCGTCCACTTCCCAGGCGCTGGTGACGTTCTTGTCGATGATCGTCGCCTTTACGGTCGGTGCGGAGATGCCAGGCTTCGAGAGAATGATCCCGTCGAACCCGACAGGATGAGCCAGAGCACAGACCGTGTAGCCCCTCTTCACCGCACCAGAAGGAAGAGAGAGGATCTCGGTATCCACCATCAAGCAGTCATCCGACGAGATGAAGAGGCTGATGGTGGAGCCATCCATGTAGGTGCTGGAATTTCTGTTTGCGAGACCCGTGGTCACAGAACGTTTGGAACTTGCGGACCCCAGTGCCAAAGCCTTGTCGGTACGGAAGTCCGCGATTCGGAGTCCCCCATTCGTCGCCACGACGAGGAATCCGTTGTCGAAGCTGACCGACCGAATCTCGAAGGAGGGGGCCCCGAGGAAGGGGCCGAAACCTGGAGGAGAGACCACCGCCAGGTTGAACCGCATCCAAAGAGTCAGGTCATCAGCATTGAAGATGGCGATTTCCTGAACCGTCGCCACGACCAGAATCTTCTTCGGGAACCGGTCGAGGTCTCCTCTATTGATCGACGCTTCGCTTTCTCCTTCCTGAGCCCAGGTCGCTTTGAAGGGAACGTGGGTCGGGTCCAGGAGGCCGTCGGTGTACCAGAATCCGTCTGCAGCGAACCCGGTATATTCCCGGTCCGGATGCCAGAAAACACTGCGGAAGACCTCCGTGTACCGGATGTCGACGACGTTATTGTTTAGCAGCCGCTGGATGCCGTTCTCGTCGTGCGCTGCTGTAGAAAGCAGAGGAGCAGGGACGATGGATTCCAGGTCGACTGGAATTCCTTGGGTGATGTAGCCCCACGTCGCACGACCGCCTCCCCCGATGGGATTGACGTTCGTGATGCCCCTCGTTGCGATGGCAGTGGCGAGACCGACGTGAGCCACTAGTTCCTCGAGAGCAGCGAGGCGAGATTCCCGAAGGCGTCGTAGGTCATTTCCATGGTAAAGGTCGCGAGCGCGTTCGAGTCAGAATTCGCATCCGAAGTGTTGGCGAAAGTCCGGAGTTCACACTCCGTCATGCGACCTTCAGAGTCGAACACAGGATTCCGGAGACGATGGTTTCCGTGACCGAGACTCATGATGATGTGCAGCATTCGACCTGCGCTCGAAGCCGAGGTGTGGCCGGAGATGTCTTCGTCCCAGACCTGGTCGGCGATGGCCGCTGCCGAGGGAGGGAGAGACCCGACTCCGAAGGTATTCGCCACGACGTGAGAAGCAGTGAGTTCGTCCCACTCCGACCGAAGGCCAGCGACGGACACGTACTCGAGGAGGTTCTCTGTCGCCTCCGTGATCTTGAACCTGTACCCGGCCAAGCCTTGGAGATAGGTCAAAGCGCCGGAAGGGATTGCAAAAGAGTAGAGTCCGGGAAGATTTGAAGAACTGACCTCGACCATGTTGTTCGTTGCAACACCTGCAGCCCAGGAAGCCCCGCCGTTCGCCAGGAACTGGCCATCGGAAAGCCGCTGAATGGTCACGACAGGGGTCAACCCTGTGAGGCCATTGCCCATGGGCCGGACCATTTCGACCGTGGCCCGAATCCGATCCCAGTGCTGTGCTTCGTGGCGCATCGACCTACCTGATTTTGAAGGCTATCCTACCCGATGTTCTCGCCTGGAGACCTGATGCCCATCCGCACTCTGACAGAGGAAGAAGTTCGGGAAATTCTGGAAGAAGAACCGACCCTGCCCTCACTTCAGGAACCTCTCCGGTGCAAGGACTGTGGCCAACTCCTCGTCCCCAAGCTGGAGAACGGACAAGTATTCAACGAATGCCCCGGATGCCCTCCTAGGAGATGACGATTGCGGACTCGTCCGCGATGAAGTGTTGAATCCTGTTGGATCCGAGAGTGTTCTGGCTGATGAGTCCGGTCCAGTTTCGAAACGAGTCCTGGGCCAAAGACACGAGGAACAAAGGAAGCTCGACGCTCGTGACACCCGCCTTGGTGAGGTCGCCGATCACGTCCGAGACCTGGAGTTCAACGAGTGGATCGAGAGCGTTGATGAACTCGACGACTCTCTCCTTGCTGTCCTCCACCGAGATTCCACCAATGACTGCAACTGTCCGGACGTAGGCCGGGAGGTAGTGCCGAATCAGAACTTCCTCGGCGACGATTCGGTTTGCTGCAGCATCCGCGAAAGTCTGCAGATCCTTCAGAGTGCTGGCATGTTCGTAGGAGACACGGACTGCGGGTGCGTCGAGCGGATCGCCGAGGAACAGATCGTCACTCACCCACTCCGTGAACTGGATGTAGGGAAGCTCTCGAGTCGAGAAAGAGGTGACGTTCTTCGTCGTTTCGAGAGACCAGCCCTCCGAATCCAGAGAGACGATGTCTGGGAACGGAGTGTCTTCAGCCAAGTTCATGTTCGTGCCGTTGACCATCGCTTCGACTTCCACGTCCAGGTACGAGAGCCCCAGGGTCTCGTCGAGCTGGTCCGTAGACTCGAGTCGGCCAACGTGCGCACCCCAGTTCGCCAAGGAGAAGGTAGCCGGGAGATCTTCTCGAATGGTGAGAATGGTATTCGGAGTGGAAAACACCCCGGAGACAACGGTGTAGGTCCCGGCACCGGCTCCACTCGGAATCTCGATGCGGTATCCAGGACGGAAGACGTCGAGACCCGCTGCCGAGAAGTTCCCATTCGTAAGGGTAATGGTGTTCCCTCCCGAAGTTCCAGAGGCTGTGCTGGTGTGGTCCGTGCCCGACACCTCGGTGATGGGACGGAAGCTGAAAGTCTCCGCGCTCAGGAACCGGGTGTCCGCTCTTGTTACCCAGGCGTTCACCGGATCTCGGAAGTAGACCCTGATGGTTCCCTGGGCTTTCGTACTGACGGTTCCACCTGCGAAATCGTCGCCAATGACCACAGCCAAGATCGGGTCTCTCATGGGAATGAAGAGGGCCGAACCTTCGAGGGTGATCGGGTCCAACCGCTCGACAGACACCACCCGCAGGAGCGGAAGCTTCACATTCGACCTGGCGATGCTCGACCAGTCGACTGTGGACTTCTTGACCTCGACCGAAGAGAGGACGAGGGGGACCTTGGTAGTGGAACCGGGGATCGGACAGATCGGGTCGTCGTCCGCATCGATGACCGGGTTCCCATCAGCGTCCTCTGCAACCAGGTCGTAGAGGGGGACGGTCAGGAAGCCTGGAACCTTCCGGATGATCTCGTAGACCTTTCCGAATTGCGAAGCGTCGAGAGGATCGATCACCTCGAGGTTTGATGTTCCGACAGTCACGACCTCGTTGACGAGGTTGTCGAGGAGAAGGAAATCACCTGCTGCAACTCCTCGCTTGTCGAAGAACCCGAAATCATCCTTGAACGTTGTCGTGGGAGAACCGGCATCTGTATAGCCATGGACTCCTGCGAAGATCCGGAACCCCTTGTCGGTGAGGTCTTCGATATCTACGTCATCCTGATCCGGAACGGCCTGGTAGACGTAGATGTCGGTCTTACCTCCGATGTGGATCTGCTCCCCTCCGCCGAGACCGGGGTCGTCCTTTCCGGTGATACCTCCTGGAATGTCGGAAATGGCGACAGGCCCGTAGACCACGTCCCGGTCCATTTCAGGATCACCATGCCCGATCACCTGGAGGGTTTCGACCGCAGGGAAGTTCTCGGGAAGAACGAACTTTACGCCGCGGTCGGTGATCAGGTTCCGGATTGTAATGGAGTTCTGAGTCCGGGCGACGCCCTCGTCCTTCGTCTCTTCCGAGAGACCGTCCTCGAATTTCCCGAGATTCGTGACCCTGGTGACCCCGTTGATTCCGATCACCGAAGTGATGGAGTCAGGCTCCAGGTTGTAGGCCTCTCCTGGACTCTCCGCCTGGACGAGGATGTCCATGAAGAACAGGCTTCCGTCTTGGTTGAAGGACATCTGCACCGAGGTCAGCGACTGGGCGGTCTGTGGGAAGAAGTTCAGACCCGTCCCCGTCGAGAACTGGGTGAGCGGAGTCACCGTCACCGACCGGGGAGAGGGAAAGAGCATCCGGACGATGCCCACAGAGACCGACCCTTCCCGAAGCTCGGTGAAGAAGTTTGCAAGGAGGGCGTTGAGCTCGGCCCTCGTCATGCTCTGGTACTTCGAGAGACTCTGGGTCAGCTTGAGAGCCGAGATCTCCCGACGGAACGGAGCCAGGATGGCCGTACACGCTCGGATGACGAGGTCTCGCATACCCGCAAGCGGGGACACATCGATGCTCGGAATCTCGGTCTCGAGACGCGAAACGAGGAAGGTCTCCAGGTCTCCATCGAGAGGATTCCCACCCACCCGGGTGAGGAAGGGGGTCAGGAACTTCGTGCGAAATGGAGAGCCTTCCGACGTGTCGATGGTCGAGTCGAAGTCAGCCATCAGCTCGAGGGCCAGCTCCTGAAGAGTTGCGTCCGTTGCCATGAGCCCTCTTTACAAAGTCAGTGGAATGTCGATCGCCTTTCCAGCGAACGTCACGAGCCTGACCTTGGCTTCTACCTTGAACTGGTCCGCGAGGTAGACGACGCCGTCGAGCTGGAGCGAGAGCAGCCTCTCCACGGTCGGCAGGCCCCGTACACGAAGCTGCGCTGCTCGAACCTGTTCCTCCGTTCGAGAAACCGCTTGCGAAACGGAGGCCGTCACTTTTGCACGGCCCTCGGGGCTTAGCGTGGCCCCGAGGGACCGGAGAAGATCTCCCCCGTCGTTGCGTGCGAACTTGTTCGACCCGACGTTCGACAAGAAGGTCTTCACCACCTGCTGGACCAGCTTCTGAAGTCCTTCGACTTTCCGAACAGTCTTCGTGGGACCGAAGACCAGACGGGCAGATCGACCGCCCGTGTAGGAACCCGACACCACCGCGAAGTCCATCTGAGCCACGGTGATTGTAGAGAACTGATTCGGGGGATTCACCAGGAGGAAGTTGTCGTTCACCACCGTAAAGGTGTCGACTCCAAAGTCATTAATGAGAACCCGTTGTGCGTCGAAGAAACCGCCCCTCGACTGCAGTCGAATGGCTCGAGGTTCTGCATCCGGCACCTCTACGGCGGCCAGAACCTGAAGCTCATCCACAAGAGAGATGAACTGCACATCGATCATCCGGAGTCCTCTGAAGCCACGTCGTCGAATTCATCTGGATGGTCCAGCATGTACTGGATGGCATCCATGGCAGCCTGCGCCTTCTCGATGAGCCTGTCTTTCACGGACCCTGTCTTATCGAGCCAGGGAAGGGTCGAGTCCTGATCGGAGATTACACCACTTTGAATCTCCCCGTTCAGCTCGTAGATTCCTCTGTTTCGTGCTTCATCCAGGCTGAGCGTGAGCATCGATCGAATCTGTTCATCGGCCACGAGTTCGGTCACAGCCTTCGACAAGGCGATTCGAGTCTCGACTTCGTCTGTGCCAATGGCCTGGCTCTGGGTAGCCGAAGCAAAGGTGCTACTCGGAGCCGCCTTCCCTGTGACCGGATCCACTCCAGAAAGGTTGTTTCCGGAACTCACCTGCTGCGAGGAACTGGAAACAACGTCCTCGGATGGAGTCGTCGCAGCTCCGACGGTCTGGATGGAGCTGCGAGCCTGACTCGCGTAGCTGCTGTCCGTGGACTCCATGGCCACGAACTCTGCGAGTTGCCCGTCGTAGAACAAGTCGATGGCCCGGTCCATCCGATGCTTCTTCAACATGTTCAGGGCGTTCAAGACCGTGGCGTTCTGTTCGACAACGTAGAGATTTACGATCTCCTGGAGATCTTCCATCTGTGTCCGAAGCTGCAGCACATCGTCGAGGGCGTTCGAGACGCTCGATCGAACGATGGCCCAAGCCAAGGGAGTGACAGACACCGGTACGGCAGGGTCCACTTTAAGTACCGTTTCGCTCACGACCTCAATGACGTATGAACGCCGAGAAGTCGGGCCTGGATACACCACGTCTACTCGGTGCCCGAACTCCACTCCGTCAGTCACGAAGGTGGCGGTGCTGACGGTGATGGTGTCCGTAAGCCCATCTCCGTCCTCGTCGAACGTCAGGTCGGCACCCACTCCAGCAGCGATCGGCTGAGTGTTTGAACCGAAATCGAGAAGGACTTCCGCCACAGCCAGACGAAGCGAGGACGTGTCGTCATCCTGGGCGAGAGTCGCCAACTTCTGCTGGAGGAGGAGGAACCTTCCGTGGTTTCTGGAACCTCCTCTTACTACGACGAAAGACTGCTCCTCGAGCCTGGCCGGAAGAAGTCCGTCGATCGTGAGGACGATGTCCGAACCAACCAGCGCCACTTCCAGAATCTCGAAAGTCCGAGCCTGGCCCCAGACGGTGAGGATGTCTCCGGCAGCTGGGAGTGGGCTGGAGGAATCGGTCTTGAACTTGTTCGTCGTGTTCGAGAGGAGGGTTCGGAGTCTGTAGGCTGCCTTTCTCTGACCAATGCGCAGCTGGGCCGTGATGTTGAAGCTCTCGAAACGGGTATCGTCATTCGCATCGACCCGAGCGGTGACCCTTCCCTTCACCTGCTGCCCGCTCATGAGTTCGAAGTCCGACCCTACGATGGAGGCAGGGAAACCCTGAACGCCAAAGGTCTGGGCCGTGACCTCATCGACGAGGTGGTACGCAAGCGGAGTGCTTCCACTCCGAACGATGAGGAACTCCACGTCCTTGCCGATGGTCAATGCGAGAGGAGGCTGGACCTGGAGCGTGTGCCGGTCGACCACGCTGATCACGGAGTGCCGTCGACCAGAAACGATGAGCTGGACTCCTCCCTTGCAGACCGAGATCACGGCATAGGGAATGTCGACCTCACCCTGCGGGAGAGTTCCAGCCAGCCGGACAGACTGCGGGCCAAGGACCTCTTGAATGCCGACACGTCTTTCGTCGACAGTCCCCGGCCTGTAGACGATGATGTCGCCGGCTTCGTAGTTGGCGAAAGGACCGCTCGGATCGTTGAATAGATCCGTCTCGTCGCCTGCACGAAGGGTCCAGTTCAACGGACCCGCATCGACCGACACCGGAGTCTCGACGCGAAGTGCCTGCACCGGGTCGTCTGGATCGAGCCGAACCACGTTCAGATCTCCAGTCTCCGCATTCAGGATGACCTGAACACCTTCGAAGAAGGCACCGATGCCGTGGGCTTCGAAGTCCACATCGGTCTGAACGAATTTTGTAGTAATCGTCGGGTCCGGGTAAACCAGGAAATTCTTTCCGACGAAAAAGGAGTCAATCTCTGGGTCGACCGTGAGCTGGGTCTGGGAGTCGACCGAAACGATGGTGTAGTCCTCCACACCCTGGACCTCGAGAATGTCGCCCGGAACTACGTTGTTCGAAAGGAAGTTCGCCGTGTCCGAGATGAACAAAAGGTCCGAATAGCGAATCTCCCATTCAATACCCGCCTGATTCTCGTCGAAGAAGAAGTCGGTGAGGAGAAGATTGACCCCTCGAATCTCTGTGATTTCGGCAGTGAGAATCGGCCCGACGTTCAGGAAGAAGATGACATCCCCGACCACAACCCCTCTTTCGAAGACATCCTCGTCGACGACAAAGAGATGATCGGCATCCGCTTCTTCGACAATCCAGTCCGAAGAGAAGTCTCCAGGACCTGGGAAGGTCTCGACAACGAAGAGCGCCTCTTCCGCTACGAGGGAGAGGACGGTGTAGGGGTTTCCGGTGGCGTTCGCCCCGTCCACCAGGAGATGATCTCCCGGCAGGACCCCGTCAGAGAGGAAGGCGGCGGGGGTCGTAACATCAAGGAATGCGGTCCCCCCTCCGTCTTGGAGACCGAAACCACCCTCGGCCTTGAAGGGTCGAGCAACTCCTGCAGTTCCTTGAGCCTTGATGTTCCGTCCGTCACTGCCCACCACCTTGTCGATACGAACCCAGGACCCGTTCGTACCCGAGAGAAGAACGGTGCTCGCGGTCCTACCTCCGGTGTATTCGTCCCAGAAGTCGGTCTCGAGGCTCCGGAAGAATGTCCCTGGAGGCGTCTCTGTCACGACGTAGCGCTGCGGAGAGGCGGCCAGGTGTCGGGTCTCCCCGTCCAAGGTCAACGCAGCGGCTACGACCGCGTTGAGTTGAAACCTCTCCCCTGAGTTCACGAGGGTAAGGAACTGTCCAGCAGACACCACCGTCGTGAAGTCCGAGACATCGGGGTCCGTGAACTCAGCTGTGAAGTCGTCTCCGTCGGTGACCGTCTGCCCGGCGGAACTCACCAGAACCGAGTCGAAGAAGAGCTTCCCGTCATCGCCTTTCAGAAGAGGCCGAAGAGGCTCGATAGTCGCAGTTCCCTCCGTCAACAAGTACTCGGCGTCGGTGTAGCCGTCGTCCAACGGTCCCAAAATCTGTTGACCGAAGGGCGTAGGCGAAAGGGCGATGACCCGAAGAGAGGCCACCGCTGCGGCCAGATCCACCAGAATCTGCTCGGACTGCTTCCCGTGTTCGGTCGTAGCCAGAGTCGGAAGCGTGGTCCGGAGTTCGATGATCTTCTCCCGGATGGAAGAGATCACGGTGGAGGAAACCTGGACTCTCAAGTCCAGATTTTCGTACTCCTCCACTGCCGTCGGGATCTGGGCTCTCCGCTCCAGGACTGCGTCCCAGGCATCCGCCACCTTCTGGAGAGACCCTCGAATCGCCGCAGAGGACTTCTCGTTGTTCCCTCCGTTGAGAACGTTCGGGACGACGCTCTCGACCAGGAAGGAAGTGATGTCCTCCGAGAATGCGTTGAACTGGTTGATGCCGAAGAGGTTGTCGACGAGGGCGGCACTCATTCCGATGAGTGAACTCTGCGCGTCTTCGAGCTTGCTCAAATCCTCGAGGCGAATCGGAGGGAGAGGCGAGATTCCTCGAAGTTGGTCGATGGAATCCAAGTCGATGAGTGCGTCGAGCGCAACCTGAATGTCTTGAAGCAGACGCTGCGTCGACAAGTACACGGAAAAGAAAACTGCATCAGGATCGACGAGGAGTGCAGACAGAACGATGTGAAGCAGTCTGTCGAAGACTTCTTCGCGATTCAACTCCCCCAGGTCCGCAGACCGGGCGAAGTTCGCAGTTCGGGGGATGTACCTCTCTACGGCCTCCCGAACATCGTCTCTGGAGATAGACATCGCAGTCTTCTATCTCCTCCGACCTAGGACACGACGACCACGATGTCGTCCGGGAAGGCCAGGGCGGGTTGAGCTTGAATGTAGATCGCATCCCCATCCGGCTCGAGCAGGAGCTTCAGAGGCTCCGGGTCGAAGTCCGTCATCGAGATGAGAATCGATCCTGGGGTCAACGCCGTGAAGAGGAAGCCCGACGTTCTTTCAAGAACCTCTTCGTCTGAAGATTCGAGCGTGGTCGAAGTAGATGCCAGAACCACGGTCTCGCCATTCGAAAGGAGAGCGACGGCGGCGATCGTGAGTGTGTCCCCGACCTCGAGGGCTTGTGGGGTGGTCGTAACGAACTCGATCGCGAGGATGTAGGGGAAGAAGAGGTCGACCAGGTCGATGCTGACGACACTGGGGACGAGGCGATGAAGGACGTGATCGGCGAGTCGGTTCGGGAGTTCGAAATCAACCAAAGCTCCCTGGAGCAGGTCGAACTGGACGTACCCGTCTTTGTCTGTACGATAGACCTTTCTCTCGCTCAATACGAGAGTGTCGGGGGCGATTCCGATCGGGTTGTAGATGTGGCGGACCGTAATGGCCTGTCCCCTCAACGGAACTCCGCCCACATCTCGCAAGTAGCCGGACACCCGACACAGGTTCAGTTCTGGATCAGTTCCTGGAGAGATGATGGTGCCGGTGATCGTGGTGGCCATCACCCTCTCGCATGGGAGCTGATCTCCCGAAGTTCGCTGAAGAAAGCCTTTCCCGCAGAAGAAGGCAGATCCGCCAGGATGGTCGAGATGCTGGCGCTCTTGTGGAGGAGCTGCTTAAAGAACTCCTCGTCCACGATCCCGGGGAGTCCATGTCTGGCCCTCAACTCCTTGAAGTGCCGATTGACTCGACCCTCGTGGGTGAGGTCCTCTCGGGGACCTTTGTCCTTCAGCTGCGTGTAGCCGCCCCAGGGCGAGTCGCTTCTCGCTTCCCGAGCCTTCCCCAGAAGACCGTGCAACTCATGTTCTTGGTCCTGGAGGACCATCCGCTTCTTCAGAACTTCGGGTTCCATGAGTCGACGACCGAACTGGTCGACATCCGAGACACCTGCCTCGGCCTCATCGACCATTTTTCGAAGATGACCGAGTCGGTTTCTGATCAGCTCGGGGGCCGCCGCTGCTTCTGCACTGTCCAGATGCATTCGCCGGAAAGCACTCCCGCCCAGGCTAGCCCCTGTACCGACTCCAGCACCCACCAGAGCGGCCGTGAGCATCCGTTTTCGACGTTCGGCTTTCTCCTCTGACGTATGGGCTCGGGCGTAGGTGAGTCCATGTTCGTCGGTCCACTCCTTTGGGTCCTTGGATTCGTAGGAGAGACCTCCGGCCACAGCACCACCGAGAGCTCCTACACCAGCCCCGACCAGTGCCTCGATCGTCCGAGCCTTCCCGCTCACGGAACCCTCGTCAGGGTCACCACATTCGAGAGGAAGTACTCTCCCGGATTCTCCGGGTCTGGCTTCCTCACACGAACAGGAATGGCGAGGTCGGTGAGCCCTGCGGGAACCACCACCATCAGAGCTCGGGTCACTGGACTCACGAAGAGAGCGGGTTCCGGAGTCGCTGCCCCGAACATGACTTCAGACTCTTCGTCGTCGAAAAACTGGCCCAGCAGGGTGACGGTGTCTCCGATCGAGGCCGAAGAAGGGAGGATCTCGTCCAGCCTCGGAACGATGTTGTCGTTCGGAATGACGATGATGTCCGTCGGGTTCACGCTGGCGAAGTCGTACCCGACCTTGCTCACCCGGGTCTGGTACGCACCCGCCTCGAGCACGAATGTGACCTGTCCCTGGGAATCCGTGAGTCCTCGAGCCAGGAGAGTCGTCCCTGCTTCGTTGTAGACCCGGACCGTCGCTCCCGGAACGTTGTCTCCTCCGACCTGGACCGTGATGGTGTGGTCGGATTCGATGGACGGGTCTGCCACCATGGGAGGGACCGGCAGAACCGACTGAACCACGAACTCGTTCACGACGGCGCCATCTACGAGGTTCAAGTACAGGGTGCCCGATCTACGAGGAACAAAGGTCAGAAGATAGTACCCTGGAACGCCGCCGATTTCTTCGAGGCTTGCACCGAGGTCGTCCTCGAAGTCGATGATTTCGGTTCCGTCAATCGCGTCGACAGAGTCGAGAGTGGCCAGAGTCAGACCCGTGGTGACTCCGAACCACAACGGGACTTCCATCTCTCTTCCGACGACCGCGTTGTAGATGTCCATGGATCAGTCCCAGTGTGTGGAGGCCAGGCCCCAGCGTGGATCGTAGACCCCGTACACCCACCCGTCCCGGAGCTTGATGATGGACGTGGAGGGGGTGTCGTTGTGGAGCGGGGTGACCATCACGAAGAACAAGGACGAAGCTCCCATTCGCTGGAAGTTGGTCTGTTCCAGATTCACCAGCGCCTCACCGTCCGCTCCGCCGTCATACAGCCCGATCTTGTTTCGGAAGACGGTGTCGAAGCGAAGAACCGTGCTGTCCGCTGCTGCGGGGAGAATGTCCAGCTCTGCGACAAGCCTCCCGAGCGAGTCTTCGTGGGTGAGGAAGGCGCCCAGGTAACGATCGCTGTCGTTGTAGGGCGGCGGACAGAAGCCTTCGATGAGTCGAAGGTTCATGTTCGTGGACCACGTCGCACTCCGGTCTTCGACAGGAACTCCGCCACCGACGACGACCAGGCCTGGAGGATAGCGAACCTGCTCTGCGATGTAGATCTCTTCGTTGACGGTGTCCGGGTTCTCTCCATCCCGAAAACGGAAGACGGGCGGCTGAGGGACACCTTTGTTCGAAGACTTCGTGGTGGCGTAGACCGGATTCCCGTCCTGGGTATCGGCATGTCCCTGACGGAAGTTCACACTGAGGGGTAGCACCGTCGGGATGTAGATCGGGTAGGACGCCAGGTACTTCGCAGGCCACCCGTCCATGTTCACCGACGAGTTCCGACGACCGGCAGTGAACTCCGTGATGAGATTTGACTCTCCTTCCTCCGCGCTATCGAGAATCTGAAGCGAGACTCCCCAGATCACGATCGAAACCGAGCCATTGATCGATGCCGAGAGCGAGGGCTTCACTGGCTGGATGATCAGAAAGTACTCGCCCTGGGTGCTGGTCGGTGCGGTCTCGTTCAGGGTAATGATCTCGTCGAAGAAGATGAGATCTTCCGTCGGGGTGACGGTCCCGCCGACCGAGTCGTCAGACGAGAAGAGAACATCGCCTTTCCCGTTGCTGGTCTCGACCTGGTCTTCGAGAATCCAAGCCGTGAAGTTCGTCAGAACTTCGGGATTCCGGAAACCTCTTCGATCCCCAGGAAGTGCCGTAGATGGCCCCAGAACCAGGTGCTTGTACTGCGCATCATTCCCTCCTGGAGCCACCGCCAGAAAGTCGTACGCTCGGATGAGTTGTTCGGTACCCGTGATTCCGGCCTCTCCATCTGCGTGAAGAAAGTCGGTATCGGTCGGCATGAGATGGGCCACGAACCGAGTCTCTGGAGGAAGAACGATTCTCTGACCGTCCTCAGTTGCCCGACCCGTCGTAGCCGAGGGAGGACCGAGAACGTAGACCCCGGCCTCGAGCCCGGTAGGGTGGGTCATGTTCGGAGTCACATCGAGGTTGGTTTCCGAAACCACACTCGTGATCGTGAAGTAGCCCTCGTTCGGGACGACTAGCGTGTCCCCGATGGCCACCCCGTCGGTAATCCAGGTAGTTCCTCCTGGAGAAGTGAGTGTGTTCGCATCCACACTGCTCGAAGTCGACGCAGCCTCGGCGACTTTCCCGGTTCCGATGTTGATCGCCCGAAGTTCCTTCTTCAAGTAGATGTGGATCCCGGAAACATCAGACCCGATTCCACCAGCTCCATCGTTCTGGAGGATCTGGTAGCACCCGGTGATACGGACCTTCGTCGCCCGCTTGAGTGCAGCTCCCCGCAGGATGGGCTGGACGATTCCGAAGTCCTTCCCAGACTCTTGCTCGATGATGATGCCGTTCCCGTAACGCTGGTCGGAAGTCGTCTCGGCCTGGTTCACCCGCTCGCCACTCGTGTTGTTGGCGAACGGATTGTCGATCGTCGAGAAAGTGTAGGTGTCGGGGCGAGCGTAATCGCCATTTGCGGCTCCGCCGTAGGGGAACCAACCAGGGGCGAACCGAAAGAGATCCCCATGGGGAACCGGGAGGAAGTCTTGGTTCAGGTTCGCTGCAGCCAGGTTGACGTCAATCCCCTCGAAGTAGGGGTTGATGAGCATGTTCCGCGATGCGGAATAGAGCCTGGCGATGGTCTTATTGATCGGCATGCAGGCTCCTATCTCCGAACAACACGGAAGTTGTCCGTAGACTCCCCCAGCGCAGTCATAAGGTTCTCGACCGCCTTATCCGGAACCACGATCTCCCGGCTGAAGGGGGTGGTGATGAACGTGACCCGGATTCTGGCCCCTCGAACGACGTCGAACTCCACATGGCCTGCGGCGTCAGTCTCGAGGGTCAACGTGTTCTCGACGACCGCGAGACCCTCTGCCGCCTTCGGGTCGAACATGTTGGAGACCTGAAGTCTGAACTGAACCCAAGGCCGTCCGTTCAACGACACGAAGTTCGAGAAGAGCCGACAAACCCTCGGAGAGGGAGGAGGGGCCACCAGGATGGTCGAGACGTAGAAGGTGAAAGAACCTCCCCCGATTTCGACGGTCAAGGTCTCTTCTGTCGGAGTCACTCCGATCTTGAAGGTTCGGACGACGTAGTTACCCACAGGCGCGAGCAGCTCTACCGTACCGTCGGGCCCAGTTCGTCCATAGGTAACGAGGTTAATCCCGTCTTCTTCATAGACCGTGATCAACAGGTTGGGGACAACCTGGTTTCCGATCATGGAATCGAGAAAGACGAGAGTAACGGACTCCATGGTTCCTCAGAATGCCAGAAGGCTGGAGATGGTGGCCATGGCCTCGTCCGTCGCAGCTTCCGTAGTGCTGACCGACAGAGAGTCGAGCGGGACCCCGTATGCCTTCAGGTTGAAGACGAGGTCGTCGATTTCATCCACACGGTTGTCCAGGTACTCCTGAATCGCAATCTTTGCGATCTCGAGGTTGGTAATGGTTTCTGCGGACAAAGCCACTACACACCCCGGGCACGAAGCTTCTTGTCGATCTTCGCTCGAATTCGGCTGACCTTCGGAAGAGAGATACTCATCCTTCTCGAAATCTCGGTGGCCGAGATCTGCGGCTTTCCGTACAACCCCAGAGTGTACTCGAAGACCAGGCGCTCATCCGGGGTCAGGTCGTAGTGGATGTACCGTAGAACTTCCCTCTCTCGGTTCGAGTAGGTTTCGGCGAGCTGGTCAGCTTCTGGGTTCTTGGAAGCGATGAGGTCCTTTCTCTGCTCTGCCTCCATCCGCTCGACCTCTCGCTGACTCCAGCCGAGATGTTCCGACAAGGAGAGAGCGTCTGGCTCCATCCCCAGCGTCTCTCGGAGTTCCTCTTTCGCAGCTCGGTACTCGGCGATGTTGTTCGCTCGCTGGTCTGGAATCTTCCCGATGTTCTGGTGCTTGATGACGAAGGTCTGGACCTTCTTCAAGTACCAGTTCGCATGGGTCGCGAGAGAAGCTCCCTTGTCCGGGCTGTAGGTATGGAAGGCCTTTTTGAGCTGGACGTTTGCAAAACCCTGAACAGCGGCAGGTGGAACGGGAGCTCCACGAAACTGGTTCACCCGCTGTTGAACAACGTTTTGCATGGACGCCATCAAGGGCTCGAGCGTGGCGTCAGAAGGGTTGGCCTTCCAGTCGCGCCAGAGTTCGAGCTCTTGGGCCGCCCTCGTCTTCTTTTCGGCCTTTTCCATTACTCGTAGCCGGGCTCAGCCTGTCCACCTTTCAGGTACATGCTGGTGCCGATCACGCCTGCTCCACCGATTCCCGCACCGAAGGCGAGGTCCCGAAGCCTGGCCCGGTGACCCCTCACCGGCTCCTTCTTCTTCTTTCCGCCGAAGAAGCTCGACTCACCCGGCTTCCCGTGAAGTTCATGTTCGGCTTCCCGACCTCGAGCAGCCCTGGCGAGGTTGGCGTTGTCCTCGATGTCATCCGCCCCCGGTGTGTACTTGGAAGCGCTATCGAGGTCCTTGATCGCACTCTTCCGAACATTCCGTCCCTTCAAGTGAAGACGGACCTTGTCCTTCACGGCCCCGAAGAAGCTCCCCGTTCCCGGCTTGAGCTTCTGCACAAGACTCGGAGAGGCTGCACTCCGGAGAGCCTGGTTTGCTCGAAGACCGTGAACGATGTCCATCGGATCGGCCATCGCAATCTTCTCGAGCTCGAGGAAGAAGGCCTGTGCGACAACCCGGCCGTGCAGTTCGAATTCGTTCATCTCCGCTCCCTAGTTCATGAGGCTTGAGCCGACCACGCCTGCTCCGAGACCCAGTGCACCAGTTCCAGCCATCCCTGCTGCCATCAGAATCTGCTGCTTCCTTTCGGGAGGGAGATCCTGAAACCACTTCTGTCCCATCATCGCCTGGGCCTTCGCCTGGTCGATGAAGGGAGACGGAGTTCCTGGTGCCGCGGTGGTCGGAACGGGTTTTGGCACTGGAGGAGCCGGACGCCCTTGTGTAGAGGGACCTTTCGGGGCCTTCTTCGAAGGGGTGGCATTTCCAGCTTGTTCGACTGAGCCACCTGAAGTGTTGAGGACGCGCTGCTCTCCCACCCTGTTTCCACTGAGGAGTGCCTGCGCTTCGGTCTTGAGATCCGCCATCGCTCCGGTAGCGGCCGGAGTTGCAGTAGCTCCGAGAGGAGCCGGTCCGTGAACGGGACCCGACGTTGGCGCAGGAGCGTACGCGGGTCCCGTCGGGGCGGGAGGGGGCAATGGCGGTGGGGCCGGGGGAGGGACCGCTTGCGGATTTGTCGGACGGGGGAGTCCACCTTCGGGTGGTCGAATCGAAGGGGTCGGAGGAGCCAGAGTCGACGGGCCGGGGGTCGGAGAAGGAGGAGGGGTTTTCGGAACTGCAACCTGGGCCGGGCCCTGGGTTCCGGCAGCACTTGCAGAGGCCACCGGAGCCGGTCGAGGCGCAACAGGCGTCTGGGAGATTGTCGCAACACGACCGGGGGCCGGAGCCGGCGCTACCGGAGGTGGAACAACAGGCGGGGGAGTCGGAGGCGGCGTTGCATGAACTGCCGACGCAGGTTGCGGGGCCGGTGCAGGAGCCGGGGCTCGCAACGAAGGTGCAGGAGTCGAAAGTGCCGGAGATGCTCCCAGGGGAGGGGAGATTCTCTGGGTCGTATCCGGAGCCATGGTAGGAAGCGCAGACCGAGCCGGAGGACCCTCTCTCGGAGGGGCCATCATGGGAGTCTGGAAACCTGTGGGAGTAGCTCCGGTGGGTCGTTCGATGTGACCGGCCGGGGTCGCGTTGTAGGCCGAGGTCGAACCCTGCTGCCGAACCTTGTCGAGTGCCTGTTCGAGAGCAGCTCTGTTTGAAGGATTCGGAGTTTTCACCTTCGCAGCTGCACGAGCAGCACCTCGTCCTCTAAGAGCTTGGAGCAGCTTCTCCACCCCCTCACCGGCAGCAGCACCAACACCCGCAGCGATTTTCTCCAGCTCTTCGTCGAAGAAGTGCACAACGGTGTCGAGGTTTCTCGCAGTCCCCGCCAACTGGACGACCGCTTCGATGTCGAACCTGCGGGCACCGGCCTTGATCGTCATGCTTTCTCCGCCTGCAGTGTACAGTACCTAGGCCTTTTCCGGCTCTGCCTGTGAACGCTTCTTCAGCATCCGAGCAATCAAGAAAGGAAGAGCGACAGGTGCTGCGTATGTAGCGAAAGCAGGTCCGAGATTCTTGACCACTTTCCCTGCGATTTCAGAAGTCGAAGCCCCAGCCGACGAGAGATACTTCGTTGCCTTGACACTGGCCATCGCCTCTTCCGCCAGGACCGGGGAAGAGAGCGCAGCTCCGACGACTCCGATTGCAGCCACCGCCCGGCTCTTAGACTCCAGCTCTTCCTTGGTTGCGAAAGAGCGATCGAAAGTCGTGGCCAAGATTCCGAGACTCAGGAACGCGACTGCAGCATTCGAGATTCTGCTGATCACGACCGTTCCAGCGTGTCCGATGGTCCTGCCTCGGATATCTCCACGACGAACGTGCCCAATCTCGTGTGCAAATTCGGCTGGATCAGTTTCCGCCGCAACTCCGATAGTTTCAGTATCCGGAATTGCGAAGCCGTCTCCACGCCTCAGAAGAATTCCGTCGTTGCTGTGTCTCACGACGTTGATCTTCCCCTGCACGTAGGTCCGATCGAGTGCGTCCGTGAGCACCCGATCTCGGTCGGTCAAAGGGAGAGTGGTGAGAGCGGAGTAGGCGAGAGTCGGAGTGAGGAGCAGAGCGGCGGGTGCCACAAGGCTCGAGCGATTCGGGGCTCGAACCAAGCCGGTTGTGTTTTCCCGCTCCTTGAGTTTCGGAAGAGACACTCCTCTCTTCGAGAGTTCGTCATGAAGTGGGTAGAAGGCCGCTCGGGCTGAAGGAGACCGTTCTCCGCCTCGTAGTTCGAGTTCCTTGTAGAACTTCAGAAGCTCTTCTGTGCTCGCCTTTTTGGCCCAGTCATCGGTCTGGGAGTTCAGCTCTGCAGTCGGACCCATGGAGGCTGCGGACTTCTTCTCCTTCCCAGACTTCGGCTTGAGGGCTCTTCTCATGATCTCGGAGAGGAGGAGAGTTCCGACAGCTCCGGCTCCTGCCTTTCCAACCGCCTTTCCGACAACACCTCGGCGACCTTCTGCAGTTCGAAGTGCCTTCCCTCCTTCGAGAGCCACTTCCTCGATGAGTGCCTTTCCGGAGGAAAGACCTGCACCGACAAGGGCTGGCTCGACGTACTTCTTTCGGAAGGTCGGCTCTTTCTTCTCGTGTCGGAGTGCACGTCCGACAGTCAAACCGGTGAGAGCGGCTCCGCCAACGCCCATCCCTGTCCGAGCTGCGACGTATCTCCAGGACTTCGGATTCTTCGCGATGTCCTTGGAGAACTTGCTTTCGATAGCTCCCCGAGCCCCTGCATAAGCACCACCGGCCGCAACAAGTTTCGCCATCCCCACGTGCTCGTCCTTCTTGGACTTCGCATTGGTGATGTCGTGCATTCCGCTCAAGAAAACCGGAGTCGTCCCAAGTCCAGCAGCCATTCGACTTCCGAACCGAAGAGCTCCAACGTCCACCCGTGGAGTGAACTTCTTGTTGCGGATCGAGTGCTCGATAGTCCCCTCGATCGCGCCTTCTGGAATGTCCGAGAGTGCCTGACCTGTGAGAACAGGAATCCCAGCCACCATCGAGTGAAGGTAGCTGGGCCTCTGTTCTTTCTTCTCCTCGGCGCTCTTCATGAGCTCCAGAGAGAAGGCCGTCAGGAAGACGGACACCTAGCCCTCCGAATCAGAGGGCCTGGACGACGTTGTTCCGATTCAGCGTGACCACGCCCGTCGGGGAGGCGCTGTTCTCGTCCCACACGACGGAAGCGAGCCAGACCCAGCCCGTCACACCCGCGTGTTTCGAAGTCGAAGCCTCGAGAGCCGCCTGGATCTGCACACTCGTCGGAGGACCGGTCTGGGCGGCGAAGGTCGACGCAGTGCCGTTCACGACCGCCAAGTACAGCGGAGCTCCGTTGTCGGTGTCGACTGCCGTTCCGTCCTGGCCGGAATTGCAGGCGATGATCGCCACGTGAGCGATCTCGTCGGTGGCCAGCGAGATGGCAGCTGCGGTCGCACCGTTCGTGTAGATCGGCTGTGCCACGTTCCCAGCCGTGGTGAACAAGTCGACGTTCGCGAGGGCTCCGAGAGCCGCCTTGATCCGACCGTTCAGAATCAGACCGACTGCAGTGACGGACAGGCCGAGAGCGGAAGCGGTGACGGTCCCGGCAGTGACCACACCACCCGAAACGACCTCGTTCCGGTGCTGGAACGAAGAGATGATCTGGTTCACGAGACGAGGAAACTCGCGGGTGAACCAGCCGAGAACGACGTGGCCCGTGATGCCTTGGAGGATCGCCTTACCTTTCGGACTCGACATGCTCACTCCCGACAGCGGTACCAGCAGAAGTGCTGTCCGACAGACCCTAGGGTCTGAACTGTCCGTTCGAGAGTAGCACTACTTCGGGCCGAAAACCATGCTCGCTCGGAACTTGCCCGAGGAGTTCCTCAACTTCTTGAGGGCGGCCCTCAGGTTGTGAATCGGATTCCCAGACCGAGCCACTTTCTCGATCAGGTGCTGGTATTTCGTGAGTTCGGTCTCCGGGAGCTTTCCTTCCATGACCAGCTTCTCGGCCTCGGTCTTTCGCTCCTCTTTCAGACCCTGACGACTTCCCTTCCCGATCTTCCAGGCTCCTACACTCGCCGTCAGTGCGGAGGCTCCTCCCATCACCTGCTTCGCGAGTTCCGTTGCTACGGCCGAGGACTTCGCCATGTCGTGATTGGTATCTTGAAGAGCCGCCTCGACCCCTGGAGCCCCTCCGTCCGGGTACTCCGCATCCTCGGTCTTCTTCGGATCTTCAGCGATTCGAGAAAGGTCGTTGTGGCAGTACTTGCACTGAAGAGCGCCCTTCTCGTTCTTCTTCCCGCAGGACAGGCAGTGGATCGACATTCCTGGAATATCAGCTCCTCCAGCCGGAACCTTGTACCCAGCTCCCGGCATGTTCTGGGAACCCGGGGCTTCGACGGTCTGACCTCCGACGGAGACATTGGCGGCCTTCAAGAACTTGAACGGGATCATGGGCCGCCTCCGAACGTACGGTACAACACGGAATCTCGTTGTTTCTTCTCGTGAGCGGTTCGCTCTGCGAGAACATCACGAAGCTGTCTGTTCAGCCGATTCTTCCGCTCGGCGGTGAGGTAGACCCACTCTTCCACGCCCTTCTCTGGAGGCTGGAAAGTGATGGTCTGCCAGAAGCTCTTCGGAAGAGAAGAGACGTACCTCTTGACCTGAACCTTCCGTTCCTCGATAGGCCGCTGCGAAAGCCCACCTGCACGGATTCCGCGAGCCTCGGCCTGTGCGATTCGCTCGGGATTGTAATGGCCATCCACGAGCTGGACCATCGTCGTGTTCCCGAGAGACAAACCTTCAGCCCCCGCCCCCGTGATGATGATCGCCCGATTTCGGCCTGCAAGGTAGTCTTCGACAGCTGCCTGCCGAACTTCCTCGGTCATCCCTTTGACTCCCTTCCCGGCGAAGACGCCGAATGGAATCCCTCGATCCTTTAGACCGGCTGCGAGAACGTCCACTCCGCCGTGGACCAGGTTCGTGTAGAGGATGACCTGGCCGTCGGACGTGTTCCCGATGTGGTCGACCGCATCATCCAGAATGCGCTTGATCTTCGGAGTCCGTCGAGCAGCTTCTTCCGGAGCCATTGACGGGTCGATGGAATTCAGGCTGTTCGAGACCTGTCGAGCTCGCAGGAGTCGGGTGAACAACTCCATGGCCTGCTTCTGTGAGACAGGTTCTCCAGCCTTGATCTTCTTCACGATGACAGGATCGACCCCCTTCATCGACATTCGATAAAGGTCGATCTGCTCTCCGGACATCGGAACCTGGATCGACTCGACGATCTTCTGGGGCTTCTCGGAAGCATCCAAGTCTTCGACGTAGTGGATGTTCGCTCCGACCGTGGACTTCAGAAGGACCCGCTGAATCAGGTTCTCCTCGTAAGTCTTCCCTCCGAAGATGCCTTTTCCAGGCTTCTGGGTCGTGGAGATGTGGTGTTTTCTGAAGCTTTTTTTGGAGGGGATGTCCGATTTCCCTCCCGTCGTGAGTTCCAGTAGAGGGACGATCTCATCCGGCTTGTTCTGGGTGATGGAAGCAGTCAAACCCATGAAGCGGTCTACTTCACGTCTCCCCTCTTGCATCGCCTGAAAGGTCTTCGAATCTGGGTTTGAGGCCCGATGAACCTCATCAGCGATGATGGTGTCGGGCTTGAAGGCCTTGATGAACTCCTGCGGACGCCTCCGGTACGCATCGTAAGAGACGATGGCGTACTCCGTGTCCGGAGAGAGTTCGGTAGGCCTAGAGATGATCTGACCCTTCGAGGTCGTGAACCTCTGAATGCCCTTGGTCAGGAAGTTGTTTCGCAACCCTGAAGGGGTAATGACGAGAGCCCGTTCAGCCCTACCCAGACCCTTCAGCTTCTCGAAAGCATTGATGGCGCTGAAGGTCTTCCCGGTTCCGGTTCCATGGGCAGCGATAATCCCGCCCGTATCTTCCATGTCTGTGACAGCTTTCTGAAAATCCATCTGGTGCGGCTTGAGCTCGGCCGTGGGCAACGTGTTGTCCCGATGAACCCAGGTTCGGCCCACCTCCTGACTTCCGCCCTGGCCGTGACCCTCCTGTCCCGGATCGAGCTTTCTCCAGTGCCCACCAGTCTCCGCAGTTTTCGCCAGTTCCCGAATCAACTGTCGAATATGCGGAAGGTCTGGAGGAGGCGAAATTGTCTGTCTCTCCCCAACGGGGATCGAGGCAGACAGCTTCTCCATCCAACGGCTCATCCCCGAAGACCCCGGTATTTGAGGCTCTCAGTGTACGCCAGAACCTTAGCCCGACGGGCTTCGAGATGGGCAGCGAGCTCATAGTTCCCAGTCGACTTCTCGGTCACCGTCTTGTAGGTCGTAGAGGTCACGGTCGAGGCCGACTGGATGATGCGTTCTTCGTCCGCGTCTCCGACACTCTCCGAGATCTCCGGAATCGAAGTCGTCGTCGTGACCCCGACCGATCTCGACTTCACTGCCACGAAAGTCGCATCCACAGTCGTTGAAGCTTCCGGATCTGTGCAGGAGGCGAAGAACCCGTCATTGACGACCAGTTCCGGATCCTCATCGTTGAGCTTGTTGAAGTCGATGAGGTCCGTCACGACAGCGCCTGTTCCGGAAGCCTGAAGAACCTGGACTCCCAGCATCTCGAGCATGTTGGCTTTCGGACGCCAGGAGATGGACTGCGAAAAGGCGTTGAGGTCCATCTTCTCCCGGACCGCCGTCTGGTACAGCCCGTGAATCGCTTCCACAGAGAGGATGGTGTCGCCCGCACCTGCAGCTTGGAGAGCGCTCAGCCGGAGGGAGAGCGGATCATCTCCACCCGTTCCGGTGGTCAGGTAGGTCTCGAAGATGCTGTCGCACCCGAAAAGGGTCTGGTAGACCTCGGGACCAATCCTGGTCGAATCGTACCGGTCATCGATGAAGCCATCAGCTCCACGATTCGCCACCTCCTCTAGAGACCGACCCTTCTTGTCGAAATCGATCGTCTCGTCATGGACGTGGGCACCCGCCATCGTGAAATGCGTCCAGCCGCCTTCGGCCTGGGAAATCACATGGGTGACCGTCTGGATGTTCCCGAGGTAATGCTTCGTCGCCTGTCCCGGCCTGGAGACATTGTTGATGACGAGACCTGGGTACCCCGGAACGATGTTCGGGTTGAAAGGTCCAGAGACGTTCGCCGACCGCGGGGCGAACCTCATTTTCCAGAACAGGTAGTCCGCCACTCGGGCGAGGTACTCCCGACGCTTCCCCTTCTGGGCGTAGGCTCCCATGTCCGAAGTCCAGGCCTGAACTGCATTGATGCCGACGAACTCTTCGTGCTCCAGAAGGGTCGAGGACATCCGACGGTAGTAGCCGCCCTCTTTGTAGAGCTGCTGGTTGAAGGTCTCGAAGTCCGGGGCGTAGAACCGCTCGGTGAGCCACTTGTCGTTCGTCCCGCCGAACAGCAAGTTCGTCCGCAAGAACATCCGAGTCGGCTCTTGCAGGAAGTTCCGCTGAAACGAAATACTCGTGTACTGGTGCGGGAAAACCACGTTGCAAGCTGGCGGCATCGTGAACCACGTGTCGGGCTTGATGATGGTAGAGTTAAGTGACGATTCCGGCCACGAGTTGCTCCTGTCGATGTTCTCCGAGAGAAGGGCATCGTCCTGGGCCTGGCCAGAAGTCGGAGAGAATCCCCGAGCCTTCCCAGTCCTGTCGAAGAAGGGACAGGGCACGGTAACGTAGGTGTGGAAGACGTTCCCGAGAAGCGCTTCAACCATCCCTCTGGCTGTGACTTCGTCTCCACCGCCACCGATCTGGTTCTCGATGAACTTCTTGAAGAACTCCAGCTGGAACAGTTTCGCAGCTGTCTGGTCTCCGGGGACTCCGACAATCTGATCCCCTGCCCGAGTTCTGTTGAACGCCTTTGCGTAGAAATCGCTCGAGGCGAACCACATCTCTCGAAGGATTCGCTGGACTCCGAGGTAGATGTTCGGCTTCCCGTCCGGGCCCTTGCTCTTCGTGAGCCAAACGAAGAGGTTCGAGGCCATGTCCTTTCCGATCACGTCGTAGTTCTTGATGCGATCGTTCTTCACGCCAAGGAAGGCATTCTCGAAGAGCTCGATGCCTCCGTTCGCGAAGTTGATGTAGTACTGCTTGATGAAGTCCCAGTAGTTCGTGAGGTCGGCGCACACGATCGAGCAAGCCCGACCACCAGCCTCTTTCTGGAACGAGATCTGGATGTACTCACCAGAGAACAGAAGTTTCCAACGACGGAGGTCCTTCGGCGGGAGTCGGAGCATCTCGACAGAAGACGAAGGGGTCCGGTCGAAGTCATAGGTCTCGTAGAAAAAGAGCGTCACGAACGCTCGAGGCAGGATGTCGTAGACCTCGTCCGTCGCCACCAGCTGGATTTCAGCCGTGGCCGGAGCACCTTCAGAGAAAGTGGCCCTGGCTGCGATGACGGGAACTTCGATCCCGTCGATGAGACACCGCAAGTTCAAGCGGTGCGCGATCATCGCCATACGAGGTCTCCCACGTCATTCTGAAAGGGAATTGATGAAGCCCTCGAAATTCGTAGGGTCAGGACCCTCGAACATACCGCTGGAGGTCCCTTCCCCCAGAACTGACCCGAGTGCCTCGGAGTCGTCAGACCTGGTAAGGAGGGGACTCGGACTGCTCCTCTGTGCGAGACGGGCCGTAGTTGCGTCTGTCCCAGCCTGTTGTGCGAGAAGGTTCGTCGAGAGTGCGACCAGGGCTTGGTCTTCGGTCTTCCACTGGTTTTCGGCCGGGTCTCTTTCCGAAAGCCATGGAGCTCCAGCAGGCGCTCCAGGTCCACCGAGACTCACGATTTCAGAATCTCCGGTCAGGGGATTCACCGCGTAACGGGCATTCTCCTCTGTTCCGTCCTGACCTTTGAGTGAGCCGATATACTCGACCACCTCTCCAGAGGCCGTCCCGACGTAGGTCCTCGCCTCTTCAGCCTGGGTGACGTACTCGTTCGCTCCAGCAGAGGGGATCTCATCTGCGGCTGCAGGGGACAAGTCGAGGGGAGGCTTCGCCAGCAGAAGCGAGAACGAGAAGGGCACCGAGTACGGAGTCTCCGAACTGTTCGCCGTCTGCCCGTTGAGAACGTAGCCTTCGACCAGCGTGTCGTCGTAGCCCAGAAAGACACGGGCCCGGTTCTCGACGCACTTCGTCCCACGGAGGAAGTTCTCGTAGTTGTAGAACCACTCGTTCTTCCAGTTGAAGTCCATGGTGTTCAGAAGAATTCCCTGAACCGAAAGGACGATCGGCTTTTCTCCGTAGAAAAAGGCGAAGTGGTCCCCGAAGGTTTCGATGATCTGGACCTTCTCCTGCCTCGACTCGGTGACGTTCATCAGAAGGAAGTTGTGGTTGGCGTTGGACCAACCTCCGGGCGCCGAGCTGTCCTTCATGCTGATCGGGACCAGGTTCCCGTTCCCTCCGTCTTGGTAGATGGAGAGAAACGCATGCCTCGGATCCTTGATCGAGATGCCGAAGAAGGGTCGACGGATGTTGAATTGCTCGGCTTTCGGATCTGTAAAGGACCGACCTTCGGCCTCCACGAACGGATCCTTGACGAGAAGAATGATGCTCATCAGAGCTCCGAGAACGGGAAGACCAGCAAGTCCTTGATGCTTCGGCTCACCAGACGAGTTCCGTCCGTCGAGCCACGGAAGAAAGAGGCGGCCGAGCCCTTGAAGAGCACCATGGCGATCTGATCCACGCTGACCTTGTCGAACATCGTGGCAGTCACCACCCCGTCTCGAGTGATGATTCGCGTAGTTGCCTGTTCTGTAGATTGAGCCATGATTTATCTGAACGGCCCCCAGAGGTTTGGCTTTTTATCCTCAGTAGTCGAAGCTCCCGGAGTTGAGGTCTTCCCTTCGGACGGTTTGAGCCCGAGAGTGTCCGACCACTTCGACATGAAGGAGTCTACGGCAGTGATGAACTTGGTGTTCGCCTCGACGTAGTCCTGCTGAGTCCCTTCCCTGGAGATGGCACCTTCTGTAGAAGCCCCCATCTCGTCGAGACCAGAACCCCTCTTGGTCATCATCTCCAAGATCTTGCGAGGATCCTTGGAAGCGACTGCCGCCTTCTCCTCGTCCGTGAGCTTCTCTCCGAGAAGATTCTCGATCTTCGAGACATTCCCTTCGAGACCTGCATTGAGGGCCAGACCGACCTTTCCTCCACCACCACCGATTCCGACTCGCTGAAGAACCTCGAGCTCGGAGTCATCGATCTTGGCCCCTCCCGGCGACTGATCGGTCATCATCTCCAGGAGCAATCGGTCTGCCTGCTTCACTCGCTGATCAGCGCGACCCGCTCGAGTGGAGCTGACCATCTTCCCGAGAAGGTCTTTCACCTGATCAGATGCCTGGAGACGGCCTTCGTCAATATCCTCCACGACTTTTTCGGTCGCAGCCGTGTGCTCGACGAGCGCCTCTCCCATCGCCCGATTCTGGTACTCCTCTCGCAGGCCTTTTGTCTCGAAGCCCATGTCGACTGCGTAGCCAGGCTCGTTAATGGCCCGCGCGTACATGTTGAGAATCTCTTTTCCTGGGTTCGAGTCTGCTCCGCCGACAGCCTCCACGGCCTTGTCTTTCGCAGCGGCGAAGTCTCTCTTGGACTTCGGATCGTTCTTGTCGAGCTTCGAGATGGCGTCCGTGAAGGTCACGAAAGCCTTTCTGGCCTTCCCATCACTCTCGAGAGTCGCACCGAGGTCCGCCGCCTTGACCGACATTCCTCCGAACATCCCCCTCGACCCGAACTTCATCAAGAACTCGTTGGTCTTCGCTCCCGAGCTCTTTCGAAGGTTCTCGATGTCCATGGCCCCTGTGCCGCCAGCCCGAACATCTTGGAACGCCTGACCGACCGAGCCTCCAACCTTCCCCGCCCAGGTCGCCATCTGCCCTTTCAGAGCTTCCCGGGCGTTCTGGTCGATGACCTGGCCATCCTTCTGGCGAAGCTCATTGCTGATGTACTGCTCGTAGGTGGCTCCATCGCTGAGGATTCCAGCCTTCTTGGCCAGGAAGAAGGTGTCGGAGTTCTGCTCGGCCGCCCGGTACTCCTGATACCTGCCCCCTGCGACTCCATAGGCGTCCGCCATTCCGAGAATCGACCGACGGGCCTGAGAGCCGAAACCGACGTTGTCGCTTCGAGCTGCCTTCATCTGGGAGAAAAGAGTGTTGTCTCCTCCGAGCATGTCGAGAGTGGACTGAGCTCCTTCACTGAATCCTTCAGCGTCGAGACCTCTCTGTCGAGCTCTTGCAACTCCTTCAAGAATTCCCCGATCCACGTACTTCCGACGTCCGAGCCAGCCCTGGCGCCCCACGTCTTGAACCTCTCCTCGAGAAATCGCATCCTCGAGTGTTCCGCTACGCCCGCCCATGACTCTGCCGGCATTCTGTGCGTACCCGTAGTAGTTCTCGCGGATGTCCTGGTCGGCGCTGTTCCCGAACCAAGTCTCTGTGGCGAACCCACTTCGCCCGGGACCAGCTCCACCACCACGAAGACGAGCGAACCCCTCCTTGACGAGTTCGTCGTCCCCACCTCGGTACTCTCGGCCTCCGAAGTAGGCCCCCATGGTCCGGGTGTACGCACCCGAGACATCCTGAACGACACTCGCCCCCGCATCCTGAAAGCTTTCGGACCAGGGTCGGAGTTGGCGGTCCAGCTTCCCTCGAACAGATTGACGTCGAGCCTGGGCGTCGCCAGCCAATTGGTTCGCTGCATTTTGCTGACCGATTCGATCCTGTCGAATCTGCTCGGGAAGGTTCTGAACCGAGGCCATCATCATCGCGGCTTGTTCGCGACTCTGACCCATCGTTCCGAGCATCCGGACGATGCTCTCCTGATTCACGGACCCTTCGCCGAAGAGCTGCTGCTGTTGAGACGCCGCCATGCTGATCATGGCCATGGGGGCGTACTTCATCATCGCTTCTTTCGACTCGCGTCTCCCGGCCTGGGTCAGAGTTCCGATTCCACTTTCTGCGGCCGAGGTGACCAGACTTTCGAGGGACATTCCTCCGCCGAGGAAGTTCCGAAGCTTGGTCGGATCTGGAGCCCCTCCCTGCCCCATGAGAGCCGCGATAGTGGCTCGACCTCGAGCACTTCCAAGGTAGGACATTTGAGATTGGGTCTGCTGAAGAGCGACCTGTTCGATGCCCCCGTTCTCCATGACCATCTCTTCAAAGGCCGCCCCTCCTCTCCGAACTGCAGTGGCCATCATCTGGGCGTTTCGAGTGGCGAGGTCAGACCCGGTCTTCCCGCGGTACCCCATCCCTCTCGCCATCTGCGAACCTGCACCACCGATCGCCATCATCGTGTCTTCCGAGAGTCCGGAAGCAGCCGCTCGGGCCGAGATGAGAGTGGCCTGGGCCTTGATGTCAGCAGTCTGGTAGAAACCCTGCTGACGCAGGTCTCCGAACATCTTCGCGGCTTCGTCGATAGTGCCCTGGGTGATCTGGGCGATTTCCTTCACCGCCTTCATGGTCGAAGCGAACTTCTCTTTGAACTCCTTCATGTCTCGGGTGGTCTGGAACAGCTTCTGGGCCGTGAACTCCTTCGCGAGTCGACCCAGGTCTTCGGTGTCCACCTTCGTGTCGAACGACACCTCCCGCAGCATGTTCGCCATGCCTGCGCCCTGGCCGGCCATGTTCTGCTGCGGAGAGACGTACCCGCCAATCTGATTGGCCAGGCCCTGGCCCATGGCCAGATTCTGGGCCCCCTGCCACATATTCGAAGTCGCGAATTGAGCGGCTTTGTAGCCGCCATACGCAACAGCAGCCGGGAGTGCGAAAGAAGCAGCGGCGGACCCGGCTCCGTAGAGTCCGCCCATCATCCCCTGACCCAACATCCCGAATCCACGAGCAGCCCCGGCAGCTTGGCCTGCATTCCATCCGATGCCAGCTCCTCTGAATCCCATCTCGACCGGGAAGGAGAGTGGATCGAGGAAGTTCATCGCCGTGCCGAGTCCCCGCATTCCTCGACTCGCACCTCCGAGAGAAAGGAAGCCACCGGCCATGCCCGCAGCAGTGGCTCCAAAAGCGAGGGTGGAAGGGAGGGCGTTCGCCCCGTA